TCACCATCCTGCTTGCAGGTATACTCAACACCACGATATGCAGTGTTAGCAATTTGCGCATCGTGAAGAGCAGATGCCTTCTCGATTTGCTTCTTGATGAGATTTAAGGTGTTCATTTGTCTTACTCCTAAAGTAGTTGGATTTTTAGGCCCGTTCCTTTAGTCGTTTGCGTCCCAGTAGTGATTACAATGTGGTACAGAATCTTTAATAGTCTCTACCAACTCTAACTTGTACTCTGGCTTCAGACCCTCATGCTTTTTAATCCGAAAGATTATAGCATCAGCGTCCTGACATGCCAGCGTTGTGTAGAGTAATAATTCTACCATGGGATGAACGATTAGATTGATTTTTTCCAGCGACGAATAGAAGTATGAGATGTTTGATAAATTTCTGCAAGTTTTCTAATAGGTAAAGATAAAATAGATTCATCTTTACTTACATCTTTTAGAAAGTCATCATACATTTTACCTCTGGTACATGTTATGGATTTAGTAGTAGCGTATTCTTTTGGATTACGACTTCTACCTTTCCACCACCCAGAAGGAATGTCATCTTCATAAACTACTCGTTCATTTTTACCGTCAGTAACACGAACTTTACCAAAACAGGGATTGCCTCCACCAATTCGTTCTCCCTGTGAACAGAAAGAAAATGAAGAAGATGTTTGCTTTGCCCTATTAGCAAAGTGAGAATTAGTATCAACTTTATAAAACTCATGGAGTTTTACTTCTGCTTCAACTGCATCTTCTCTCGTAGCATGTTCGGTAAGAATGATTTTACAAGAAGGATTAAATGTTTTGTCTCCATAGGAACCAAAATAATCATCCTCCACTGGATTACACTCACATCTTCTGCTACCAATGTAGCCTCGCCCAAAGGGTTCGTAAGAGTAGTAAGTGTAATAAATCATTCTAATTGCTAACGCTCCGTTCCGCGACTTACTTGCGACCCACCGAAGTGGGTTGAACGTAGGTCTAGTATAGACCATTACAAGTATTTAGTCAAGTGGACCGTATTCTTCACCTTCCTTTATCATCTCAGAAACGATGTCCTCTTTACCATCCATCGTCTTGACCTCGAAGATGTTTGACCTTTGATACTTCTTAATTTTTTTATATTTTTTGAGAATTGACTGAACCATATCTGGGTCCATATCAATCCCTTCAAAATTCACATCAAATCCTTTACTCATTTCTTTTTCTTTTCTGAATTACCCCAAAGTTTTGGATTGATTCTACCCTCTGTCTGTGTCATGTTTTTGAAATCATGACGATAATTATCCCAATAATGATCAAAGATATCAACTTGTTTTGCAGCAGATACAATATCAAACTTGGTCATACCATCCTGAAGATACTCAACCAGATATGCAGAATAAGGAAGAGTCTTGTCGTCCGCTAGAGAGGGATCACAATCCTGGTGAATGAATTTAATATCTTTACTCAAGACCGACCACCCCACTGAATGTCGGGGAATGCTTCTGAAACAACTTCTTTTGAAATTTTAAATCTTGATGTGAGTGCTTTATCTTTTACAAGACACAGGATGTCAGCCTCATGGGGATGAAGACCCTCAAGAATCTGAATAAACATGGATTCTCTACGGGTCTTCGACAGACTATCATTACCACCTTTTACGAAGTGATAAAGATTCTTCCACTCTTTACGAAGGGATGTATGGTCGGTACCAACAGGAACTTCATTTTTCTCGTATGGAACTACTCCTGTCGGAAGGAGAGAAACTACAGAGTCATCAAAATTCCAGATGAGAAGAGCGGTGATTGCATCACACCGTTGTTCCTTCAGAACCTCAACCTTTTTTGCTTTGGATCTCTGTTTAGAAACCAACTCAAAGATCTCATGTACGAAAGGGTTGGGTGGTAATTTTGTTTTCACGGTGAAAGATTTTGTTGCCATGGTATCAGTGTAATATACTTAGTTGTGGGTGTCAATCCTCAGAATCAAAGTCCTCAAGGTTGTTTTCGAATCTAACTGCCAGGATGTCGTCTGGAATGACCATTCCATTCTCATCAAACATCTCTGGATGTGTTGGGATAAGTGTTGAGTTCCTCTCGATTACATACTCCTTTAAAAGATATCCGATGACCCCTCCAACCAAAAGAAACATGATTGAAATGATCGAAGATAGTGTAAGTGTGACTGCTAACATCTTAGCCCTCCTTTTTTCTTATGTCAAACTGAATGTCTAAGAAAAAATGGAACTCTCTTCGAAAGAAGGAGACCATCTTTCCAAACCTTATCTGAAAAGTCTTTGGTGGTGTCCTCCTCTTTTTATTTCTGAGTAATAATTCAAACCCCCGATTCATTTTCGGAGATTCATTGTCATTATTTAGAGAGTCTTGGTTTTCTTCCTGGTCTCTTGTCATGTCGGTATCTTTCTGCATCCTCAATAATTTTCATGAGATAATTTTTTATTTTCCTTGCCTCTGGTTTACCAAGATGACCATAACCCTCACGTAATTGTTTGTGAATGTCGTCATTACCACCCTCTAGATACCCCTCAAGGTCCAGTACAAGGTTCTTTACCTCAGTGGCAGTACAACTCATCAGGAACTCATCTACGACCGTTCTAGAGACCTTACTACTCTTCAGGTATTCATACATGTTCAACATGTATCTACCTTCGAATACGTAATCTATAGTTTTTTCTACAACGTCGTAGAGTTCGTCCTTCATCAGACAAGTTTATTTTCTCTGAGATATTTAACAGTTTCCATGCATCCGCCAAGTTTTTTACCATCTACAAGAACTTGTGGGAAGGTTGCACCCTTACCAAACTCCTCATAAAATCCTTCTTTGTTGAAATCTCTACCGAGTTTATACTCGACAAATCTCAACTCAGCAAGTTGTAATGCACCAATAACCTTAGTACAGTAAGGACAACCAATCTTTGAATAAACTGCGAAGTTGTTCATAATAGTATCAGGAATGGAATCGAGATTGTAATTAGTGAGATTAGGAATCCCCCCACTTGATTCATAAGCGGGGGGAATATACTGTGATCTTTCATTGATCCTTGGTGGATTTGTTCCACTCTTTGAATGATGACTGACAGTTTGGAGGTTCAGGATCTTCAATACCCTTGATCTTTTTCCACTTATTATACATGGCTTGAAGATGCCAAGAAGATGCCAAAGAAACGGCACCCTCCTCTAATCTTTTAAGATCTCTTGGGTCATTAGTATACTTTTTGTAGTCCTCTCTCCAAGACTTTGATTCATCTTTTGTCATATTATATATTAATATTAAAAAAGGAGGGTCATCCCCTCCAGTATATACTCTTCATGAGGTGGTGTCAACCAAAACCTTTTTGTGAACGAGCCTTGTGTGGTGGATTGTTGATATCCAGGACTTCGATATGTGAAAGGAATACCTTTCGATTCCACCATATCTCATGAGTAGTTTGCCAATTGTCAACCACAATACTATCACCATTCTTTCCTACAACTTTGTAGTGATGTCGATCATACAAACCATCAGAAGTCTGTGAGAAGTATTGTGGATCATCAGGTTGAATAAGTTCCATCAGTCTTGATTATAAAGGTTCTCTAATCTTTCTTTAGAGAGATCAACATACATTACCTCATCACCAGGAACTGGTGCCTCGGGGTGACGTGGTTTAGGTTGATCCATGACTCTATTGATATCACGGATATTAGACCACATCAATGCAAAGGCACCTCCTGCAATAATAGCAAAGCAAACGAAGTAAAAGAATACTTCAAAGTTATTCATAATAAATCCACACTAAGAGTATTATACAATAAAAAAGCACCCCTGTGAAGGAGTGCTGTGACAGTTGTGGAAGTGGTTTTATTCACCCTCCACATCTGAGTTTAACATAGTCAAAAACTTTTTGAGGAACATTAATATCTAATGCTTCTTCAAATCCTTGGAATCCTGGGGATGAGTTTGCTTCACAGATTCGGTATCCATCACTGTGAAATAGTAAATCAACGCCAGCAATATCAAGATCAAGAACTTTTGCAACTTGAATGCTAAGCATTTCCAATTCGTCATCAACATCGTATGTTTCCCCTTTACCTCCACGGGAAATATTGGCTTTAAATGAACCATCAGTAGACTTGCGTTGCATTGCCCCAACAACTCTACCACCAATAACAATAACCCGAAGGTCTCTTCCTTCCGATTCTTTTACATACTCCTGAACAATCATAGAAGATTTTGATTCAAGGGAAGAAATAAGTTCTGACAAATCCTCAAACTGTTTAGCATCTTCACAAAGAAAAACACCAGCACCATGAGATCCTGTGACCACTTTTAGGACACAAGGGAATCCTACTTGCTTCTCAACAGTTTCCGATTTACAAGGAAATCTTGTCAGCATCGTCTTTGGGATAGGAAGTCCTGCTTGTGCCATAATCTGGTTAGCATACATCTTATCCTTCGATGCTTCAATAGAAGCAGAGTTTGGCATTGTCATTACATTCAGTCGTTCAAATTGTCTAAGAACACTGAGATTGAAATAGCCAGTACCAGAGCCAGTACGAGCAAGTAAACAGTCAGGGAGACTGACAATATCATTACGATATCGAATGGATTTGCGGTCATCTCGGGAAACGATCAAGTCGATTTCATCAGCAAAAACTACCGAAAAATCTATACCATATTTATCAGATTCTTCGATAAATCTTTCACGTTCATACATCTCAGTAGTGAGACGATTACCAAGCATCCAGAGTTTCATGGTATAAAAAAAGGGGATCCGAAGACCCCCATATTATATCACAGTGCGTTGCCTCTTGGCAACACTTCTTCTGGGAATACAAATGATTCGTGTGGTTGGTCTACAGGAGCCAACCAGGCACGGAGTCCTTCATTGAGGAGGATGTTTTTCGTATAGAACGTTTCAAACTCTGGATCCTCTGCTGCTCTAATCTCCTGAGACACAAAATCATAAGCACGAAGATTGAGTGCGAGACCGATGATACCAATAGAACTTGTCCAAAGTCCCATGACAGGAACGAAAAGCATAAAGAAGTGAAGCCAACGCTTATTGCTGAAAGCAATACCAAAGATCTGAGACCAGAAACGGTTTGCCGTAACCATGGAATAAGTTTCTTCTTCTTGTGTTGAATCGAACGCTTTAAACGTGTTAGCTTGTTCACCATCTTGATACAATGTGTTCTCCACTGTAACACCATGGATAGCACTTAACAATGCACCACCCAGGATACCTGCAACACCCATCATGTGAAAGGGGTTGAGTGTCCAGTTGTGGAAACCTTGTAGGAAAAGTAGGAATCTAAAGATCGCCGCAACGCCAAACGATGGCGCAAAGAACCAACTGGATTGTCCAAGTGGGTAGATGAGAAAAACACTAACGAATACGGCAATAGGACCTGAAAAAGCAATCGCATTGTACGGACGGATACCGATTAGACGTGCAAGTTCAAACTGTCGAAGCATGAACCCTATAAGGGCAAATGCACCGTGGAGAGCCACAAAAGCCCAGAGTCCCCCAAGTTGGACCCAGCGGACGAAATCTCCCTGAGCTTCAGGACCCCATAACAGTAGAAGAGAATGTCCCATAGCATCAGCTGGAGTAGATACAGCTGCAGTAAGAAAGTTAGCCCCCTCCAGATATGAAGACGCAAGGCCATGGGTGTACCAACTGGTAACGAAGGTGGTTCCTGTAAGCCACCCGCCAATAGCGAGATAAGCTGTCGGAAATAGAAGTATGCCAGACCAACCGACAAACACAAACCGATCACGCTTAAGCCAGTCATCGAGAACATCGAACCAACCTCCTCCCTGTTTAGGAATAGAAAGTGTAGATGAAGCCAAAAGTAAAACCTCTTAGAATTCTTTCAATATTTAGTTTACACTTCTTTACAGAAGGGGTCAAGAGTATTTGTACTCAATAAAAAAAGGGGTCACTTGGACCCCTTCTTGATTATTCTTTTTTTAGAAGGTCTGTATAGTTGAGGCCAAGTATCACGAATGATCTCAGCCTCTTTATACGGAGTCTCAGTTGTTATCAACCAACCGAAGGTGCGGTGAGTGCAACAGGAGTTGACTCAGCAGCTGCCAGGTCGAGTGGGAAGTTGTGAGCGTTACGCTCGTGCATTACTTCCATTCCGAGACCAGCGCGGTTGAGTACGTCTGCCCAGGTGTTCAGGACACGACCCTGACCGTCAATGATCGACTGGTTAAAGTTGAATCCATTGAGATTAAAGGCCATGGTGGAGACACCAAGTGCAGTGAACCAGATGCCAACAACAGGCCATGCTGCCAGGAAGAAGTGAAGACTTCTGCTGTTGTTAAAGGATGCATATTGGAAGATCAGACGACCGAAGTAGCCATGAGCTGCAACGATGTTGTAGGTCTCTTCTTCTTGACCGAACTTGTAACCATAGTTCTGGGACTCGGTTTCAGTGGTTTCACGAACCAGTGAGGACGTAACCAGTGAGCCGTGCATTGCGGAGAACAGTGAACCACCGAAGACACCAGCGACTCCCAACATGTGGAATGGGTGCATCAGGATGTTGTGTTCTGCCTGGAACACGAGCATGTAGTTAAACGTACCAGAGATACCCAGGGGCATTGCGTCAGAGAAAGAACCTTGACCGAAAGGATAGACCAGGAAGACTGCGGATGCTGCTGCAACAGGTGCAGAATAAGCAACACAGATCCAAGGACGCATACCCAGACGATAAGAGAGTTCCCACTCACGACCCATGTATGCATAGATGCCAATGAGGAAGTGGAAGACTACGAGTTGGAAAGGACCACCGTTATACAGCCACTCGTCGAGCGATGCGGCTTCCCAGATGGGATAGAAGTGGAGTCCAATTGCGTTGGAAGAGGGAACAACTGCACCAGAGATGATGTTGTTACCGTACATGAGTGAACCAGCGACGGGTTCACGGATGCCATCGATGTCCACAGGTGGAGCAGCGACGAAAGCTACGACGAAACAGATGGTTGCTGCCAACAGAGTTGGAATCATCAGTACACCGAACCAACCGACATAGAGGCGGTTATTGGTAGAAGTTACCCACTCGCAGAAATTGTCCCACGAGGATTGTGATTGTTGTCTTGATAGAGTTTGTGCCATTGTTATGAACAAAAAGTAAGACCATCAGGGAAATGGTGGAGTTACTATTTCCTCGCACCCTTAGCGAGGATATGAAAGACGTGTTTATACTCCCTATAGGTCTTGGTTTACGGGGAGTCGGTCGGTCAGGAAGTCCTGACCTGTCCATGTATTTATGTTACCCTATTTTAGGGGTCCCGTCAAGTCCCCATTTGAGAAGGGATGAATCGAGAACCTGATTAATATAACGCATAAAAAAAGACCCGTCAAGGGTCAGTAGACAATTCTTCAAGTGTCTCTTAGAGAAGTGCTGGAATAAGATTCGTATTCTTCTTAATATCATTCGCAGTGGCTGCAATAGAAACTACACGGTTATTAGTATCTACAACAACGTTATTAATACCAACAGTGTTGCTTAAGATAGAATCTACCGTATTACCAACAGATACAAGTTTTTCATAAGTCTTATCTGCTGTTGCAGCAATCGAAACCTGATTTGGAATAATTGTATTGTTTTGCTGATTTGCAAGTCTCTCTACTTCTTTTTCAAGTTCAATAACATTAGGGTTATCAACAAACTGAACAGAAACAGGTTGCTGAAGTGTAATCAACACCCCATCAAATCTAAAAGGGTTATCTAACTCATTTGTAGCAAGAATACCACCAGTAACAAATAAGTCCGATAATCCTGTAGGGATACGAACTCTCCATCCATTTGCAAGGAATGCATAGAAAGCAACTTTATTACCACCACCCAATTGATCGCCACCTACAGGACGCCAAGCAGGGAGATATTGTGCATTACCTTCTGAGGTCCATTGTTTCCAGAACGAATAAACATACTGGCAATTGAAAGTGGAAGTTGCTGCTCCCACTTCAATTTCTTTTATAGCACCGTTGAAAGTAAATGTATCATTAGTACCAGCAACCTGAAATGGATTAGGCATTATACATTATCTTGAAGTAATTATTTTATCATCAAGCAGGATCAGAGTAAACCCTTTCAAGAGGTCCTGTAACCGTGATTGACTGTGACTTGGTTCTTGTCAACGTTGCTGTTGCTTGTGCAAACTGACCTGTCTGTAAACCAACTGCAACAACTTTTAATCTAGGATCAAAGTTTCCACCAGTATTATCGGCATTTCCAGGAATTCTATTTCTCTGAGAGTTTGAGTCATAGTCATATGTAATCTGGAAAGTTCCACTATCAGGGATATCTACACCGTCAAAATAGATCTGTCCACCACTTTGCTTATCGGATGATTGGATGACAGTTGCATTTGATTCAGAGTAATTAACATCCAATTGTCTGAATGTTACGACACCAACTGTTTCTGTATCCACAGTAAGTTGAACTGTTCTAATACCAACATTAGCATAAACTGCATCCGCATATGAACTATGCAGTGCAAAGGTTTGAGTAATACCGACACCAATCACATTTTCACTACTTGAAGGATTGTTTGTTCCAGATTCTGTAATGTCCCGATAGGTTTGTGCAACACCTGCGGTCTTCTGTACATTAAGGTAGTAAACTCCAGTCGCAATTCCTTGTCCACCAGCACCTAAAACTGTTGGATCGAATGATGTCGTACAAGCAAAACCAGCACCAACATCAACAGCAGTACCAATGGCAACAACTTTTTGTCCTTGTACAAATGGGTGATTATCACTTGCACCCTCTCCAGTCACAAATCTATCTAATGTGGCATTGATACCATTACTTCCACCACCAACAGTTGCAGCAGTGCTCTTAGAAATTGATGTGGATAGTCCTGGAATTGGAACTTCAGATCCATCGTCTGCTTCATCATAGAAGACCCAGAATCTAGCATCTCCATCACCAGACAAGAATGCATTGAAGGTAATCGTAGCATCGGCAACGAATGGTTCAATAACTTTATTTCCAAAGTTATCAAAGTATGCAATAGAGTTCAGGTCAGAAGCATTTACATTAGCAATGTAAACACCATGATTTGTTCCTCCACCAGTTTCACCAAAGATATCTGCTCTCTTCTTGGCAAGAAGTTCGACACCAACGAACTCAATAAGTGGCTCTTCAATCTTACCATAACGGAAGTCATTGAGGAACTGATCCGTAGCACCAGTATCAGTACCAAATCCAATCGAACTCAGAGAGTTGATTGAGGTGTTAATACCACTTGCAGGAGTTGCATTAACTTTAGGTGATGTATCTCCTGCACCTCCATTTCTCAACAGATACTGAATCTTAGCATAAACTGCTTTCAGTGGTTGTCCATTTGCATTGACATAAACATTATATGTTGATGATCCAGTACCAACATTAATTGTCTGAGGGCTTTGATAGAATGAAACTCCAATACCCGCAATATCAGAACTTGCAACAATTTGGGAGTCAGTATATAAAGAAGTATCGATGTTGGGATCAGGAATACTTTGTAGAGGAATTCTGTATGCCTGGTTGTTCAGAACGGTAACACCAATCTGATCGATTGACTGTTCGGCATAAGTCTTTCCTTCTTCTCTATAGTAAATCTTAAAGTAATCGGTATAATCATAAAGAACGTTAGTCCCATCATCATTCTTTGTTGCATAGAAGATAAATGGTTCGTTTGCCTGACCACCCTCTTCAGTAATACCAATAACAAAGTTAGGTCCATCAGACTGGTTTCTGAATGTTACGACACCACTAGTACCACCAGACAGTGAAACACTATTAATACCAGCAAGTGCATCAGCTCTTGTGGTATGAAGTGAGAATGAGTGTGCCACACCAGTTGGTTGTGGTTGTCCTGCAGCATCGCCATCTGCATATGAGATAAAGAATGCATCATTATGAGTTACATTTGCACCAAGTCCAACAGATGCAGAGGATCCTTGAACAATAACACGGTTGCCCGTATACATGTCAACTGCATTATCATCAAAAATAATTCTATTCAGTGTTGTATCAGCATTTACTGATGACAGATCAATACTTGTTGTAATACCAGGATCAAATTGTGAACAATATACAGTAGCGATACCTCCTGGAAAAGTTGCATTTACATTAAGACCACTAACGGAAATACCACCCAGAGTAATAATACCGAAATACTTTCTCTTAATATTACCTACAGCATTCTTTTCTGCCCAACCAGCATCTCTTATGAGTTTTCTTGTGATGAATGGTGTTGATGACCTACTATCTAAAGTCTCTTCATCAGGAGTCCAGTTATTAATAAATTCGAAGGACTCAGGCGTGATAGCTTCCATTGGGAAGGGGAATCTAATTGCCTCAGGATCTTCCTTCCAAATATTTTTAAACTTAGAATACAATGCCTGACCAGAAACACCACCAGTATTAGCAAAACCTACCAGTGTTCCAACACCACCTCTTGCAGTCTGTCCATAAAGAGGTGCCGTTAGTGCAAACTTTCTTTGTGCAAAGTCAACTAAAAGGTGTGCAGCACTTCCACCATCGGCAGTATCAGGATCAATTGCAGTTTCGTATGTATAATCCGCGTAGGCTAGATTATCTGGATCTGTAATTTTTGCCATCTTCTATAAAAACCTTAAGGATTTTTTTCTTTATCTATATTTATAAACGTCACTCTCCAGTTGGTGGAGTATCATCATCATAAACTCTATCCAATTTTAAGTCAACTGGAATATTGGTTGGATCTGTGGATGCTGTCTGATTTGAAAGGAATGCCGGAATATAGTCAAGATTTAAAACTCTTATATCAAATGTTGTTCCAGCACCAACACTAAAAGTAAAGTCTCCACTTACATGATTTTCAGTACCAGCAATCTCTGTTGTAGTAATTCCCAATACTGGATCTATTTGAGACCTATCAAAAACTCTAATCTCTGTACTGTTTGCTGCTCCCACAGTATTTGGAAGTCCCTGAATATTAACGGTCACATTAGCATTTACAATTGTAGTAGATCCCGTTCCAGTGTTTCTTACTGATGGTTGATTTCCACCACCAGAAACATTAATCGTCACAAGACCACCAGAACTATTTAAAATAGCAGCATTAGAATCACCACTATTTTCTACAGTATTACTACCACCTGTTCCACCAAAGTTTGTAAATTGATTTCCTACAAAACTATAAGTTCCCGAAGTTTTAATATCAATCGCATGTCCACTAGATCCAGGTGTCTCAAAAGTAGTATTAGAAATATTTCCTGTTCCACTAAAAGAGGTCATCATTCCAATATTTGAAGAATTATTTGATGAAATAACAAACTTCGTATTTGTAATTGTTCCACCTCTATGTTCATAAATTTCAATATCTTCAAATGTGCAAGATTCAATTTCATAATTTCCAGAATCTTTTTCATTGAAATCATGAACTCTTTCAAACACACAATTGAAAAACGTGGCAACACCAACCGTACCTTCTAAAATAAAATCGGGTCTTGTATCAACTGATCCACCACCAGTACTAACTCCAATAAAAGTACAGTTTCTAATGTTAGAACTGGTACTAGTACTTCCTGTTCCAGTGTGAATATCTAAACCAGAAAAACTCTCTTCAAATAATCCATCAGGGAAAAGAATAATTTTACCATCATCTTCAAATCTTGTTGGATATAAAGAGTCTAAAGTAGGTGCTACAGATAAACCAATACCAATTCTTCCAAATACACTAATAATACTTTGGTCTTCTGTAACAAACCCAAACCTGTTTGCAGTTGTTCCTTGGTCAAAATCAATCAGGTCTTGAAAATTTGCAGCGGGATCTGCACCAGTTCCACCAGTAATATCAAGTCCAAGTCCAACGTCAATAGCATCAATAATAACGTTTTCTGCTTTTGCTGTTGCTGAAAATGCAGCATCAGATTGGATACCAAAACTATCAACAGCAGTTAAAGCAGAAGGTGATCCAGCTGTTGTAGCCCAAGAAGATCCAGGAGCAAATGGAACGATTACCCAACCACCTTTAATCGGATAGGCATCACTTCCAAAATATACATTTCTATAATTATTTGTTTGATTATCACCAATCCAAATATAAAGACCACCAGCAGCAACTGTTGGCATAGCATTTGGGTTAGTAATAATAACTTTAAACATCATATGCCTGCGATTAATTGCAGTCATATCAATTGTGGTTCCATTCGTATAATATATTCCTCTACCAGCAGCAGAAATCTTTCTTGAAATAGCAGCAGCACCTTGCAGGAACACGTCAGGTTCAGTAACTGCACCAGCACCACCACCAGGACTAACCCAAGTACCTACTGTAACATCGTCGGCATCGTTTAATCTTATATTATCTGCTACGACTACTGCAACTGCCATTGGTTTTCCGTTGTATTGTAAAAGTAATAATTTTTATCAGTATCATTATCTTGGAATTCAGAAACCCACTGTTCAGTTAAAGATACTAAATCTGTGTACTTTGTACCAAGTTCAGATTTAATCCAGGTCTTCATAGTTTCATCCGTAACAGAAGAAAATGAAACAAAATTTTCATCAAAGACTGGAGAAAAATTAGTTACATATTCTCTTTCAGTTTTGACTGAACCCAATGCACTATTCAATCTCCAGTAAATTGAAACAATAGAATTTGGATAATCACTGTTAGTGTTATCTGTTACTACTGTTTGTATATAAATTTCAGAAGTTGGATCACTCATCTTCTACTTTTTGTGCTTTTGCTTTTGTGGTAATTACAATGTCACAATCAGCATTAAAGTCTCCAATCTCACCAGAATAATTAATATCTAGACAAACTTCTTGAGAACTTTCTAAGTATGGTTCATCATTTTTCTCTTTTGGATTTGCCCAACCAAGTGCCTTTGTCAAGTCTGGACGAATCGTAATATGAAGGTTTCCATGCACATCATAAAAATGTGACATGTATCTTTGAATCACGGGATCAAAAGTCATCTCAATATAAACAAAATTTCAACTATTTATTATACTATAAAACATTTACAGAAATCAAGTTTCCACCACCATCATAAGTAAATTCCTTACTTACATAAACACCAGTGCCTACGATGCTCGTAAGAATACCTGCTCCATCATAATAGAATGTCTTGGTGCCTTCTGATGTTGTGATGGTGGATAGAGTGCCTGACTGATATTCTAAGGTCTTATCAATAGTAGAAACAAACTCACCAGTGAATGCAGGTGCAGTAACAATACCAGAAAAATTTGCGTCTCCACTGTCACCATCAATAACATCATTACCAATGAGAATTTGATTTGTATTAGCATTGAGGGTAATGCCAATACCAACACTAATGGTATTCTGTGCCGCATTTAAGATTATAGCACTATCACCAGTTCCTACGATTGCCTGCTGATTAATAGCATCCAATGTAATAGTAGAAGACCCATGCCCAACGATAATCTTCTCATCATTACCATCAATAATGATTTGCTTACCACCAGGAGCATCAATCTGAATTTGATTTTGTGTTGAGTCAATCGTAATGGTTTCTGTTCCGACTGTTAGAATGCCTGTGATACGAGCATCACCAACAACATCAAGTGCTACCTGTGGGTCTGCACTATTGATACCAACATTAGAGTTTCTATAAATGTCGGCACCATCTTCATTCCACAGAGATGATGCGGCACCAGGACTGATGAACTTAAACTTATTTGTCGCAGCATCATAAGATAAGACCTTACCATCAGAAATGGAAGACCTATCAATATCATCCAGATAACGGAGGTTGACTTCACCACCGCCACCAAGAGATGCAAGTTGTTGTTGAATACGATTGATGAATATTCGATAATGTTTTGATAACTCATCGAAGGTTACAAATTTCTGGTCTAAAGGAAGTAATGGATCAGCATCTTCCTTGAGAGATACTGGTTGTTCTTTTAGTTTCTCAATCTCCTTAAAAGCTTTCTCAATCTCAATTTCTAAACCAGTTGGATCAAATACCTCAGGTATCTCACGATCTTCTACAACCTCAACAGATTTTTCTACTGCTTTGATTGCTAGTTTGATATCAATAAGACTATCTCTTACCTTATCAATATCTTCGGAAAGAATCTCAACTTCCTCATCATAAGATTTGATTTCAGGTATCTCTGGTATCTGTCCTTTTACATTCTCAATATCTTCTTTGAGTTCTTTGATATCATCTTCATAATATCTGACCTCAGGAACAGTTGGTATTCTATCCTCTACATTCTTGATTGATTCTTCTAACTGAGAAATCTCATTCTCATAATACTTGACCTCTGGAAGTTGAGATACATTCACACGTACTTCTTCAACCAGACCAAGAAGACTTTCTAGGTCATCATCATAGTATTTGATTTCTGGTATCTCAGGAATAGAGTCTCTAACTGTTTCTATTCTTTCTTGAAGTTGGGTCAGTTCATCATCATAATACTTGACTTCTGGTAGTTCAGAAAGTTCTTTCTTGAGTTCGGCAACTCTTTCATAAAAAGTTTCTTTATCCTTCGGTATTTCACTACGAATTTCTTCTATATTATTTGAAAGAAGTTCTAATTCATTTTCATAATATCTGACTTCAGGAATTTCTGGAATAAAATTTCTAACTTCTTCAATTCTTTCTTGAAGTTCTGTGAGTTCAGAATCGTAATACTTTACTTCTGGTAACTGAGAAATTTCTTTTTTAATTTCGGCAACTCTCTCATAAAATGTTTCTTTAGTTGCCGCAATATCATTCTGAATATCAGTGGGGTCAAATGCCTCTGGTATCTTAACTTTAGATAATGTATCTAAGTCTTTTACTATTTGATGAGTAACTTTTTTAATCTCTTTAAGACTCTCACCATGTTGCTGAAATATTTCAGAACCAGATGCTTGTAATTCATCTATTCTTTCAGTAAGTTTCTCTAAGTCAGTATCATAATACTTAACTTCTGGAAGTTCTGAAATATATTCACGAAGATCTCGTATCTTTTGATTTACTGGTTCTAAATTATAATCCTCAGAATTAACTTTAGTTCCTATCAGGATTTCTAATTGTTCAAGTTCTTCATCATAATACTTTGGTTCTTTAATAGTAGAAGCAATTTCTTCTAACCTATCACGTAGAACTTCAATAGGATCTTTTGGTTCCTCAACAATAGGTTCTTCCTTTACCTCAACTACAGGTTTAGGATCAATTAATTCTTTTGGCGATATAAGTTTTTTATTTTTCTTTAATTGCTCCTGCTCCCTCTCAGCACGAAGTCTCCTCTGCTCCTCCTGTCGCAGACGTAACTCTTTAAGTTCTACTGGAGATAATAATTTCTTTTTCAAAATATGAGAGACACCTTTTTATTATTTATTTTAGAAGTCTTAAAGTACTTAAACACTTCTCATCAATCTCGACAAGCCTATCCTACTCATGATTTTGATATCTGTCAACTATTGACTTACATTCTATATTCTTCTAAGATATCTAAAACCTTATTAAGATACTTGTTGGCAAGATCTTTCTCTCCTTGCCATACATCTGATGATTCATTGTAAACATCATTCTTTAATTTAAGAACTCTGACTTTGAGTTCTTCTTTGTTCACTTGATTCTTAGGCATTTGGATTCCAATTGTCAATAAACTTGGATCTCTTCTCCCAGGAGTCACTCTCTCCGTAAATGTGACCTGTCTTATGTTCTGGATTTATACATTCAGGAGAGTTAGCCAAACCACACACGAGGTTAGATAGGGCTTTGTTATCTCCAATACGACCAGTGCTCCACATATGTTGTCCATTTAACCAAACTGCTCCACACTTAGAACACTCTTTCCTATCAATAGATAGGTTAGATGTTTCTTTTTCGGTCATTGATTGTTACAGAGTGATACAATTTCAACTATTTACAAATTTTATAATCTCTACAGATAAAATGTTTGAATTGTAACACACTCATAGAATTCTAAATATTGGTAGTGTACGTTTAGATCAATGAAAAAAGTCTTTCTGACTTTAGGTATGGTATTGATGACCGCAAGTGCAGCCAATGCTGGTGGACTTGTTCATAGTATGTCCTCTTCAGTTCAACTGACCGTTGATTCTGCAAGAACTACTGCAACTAGACTGGGTAATCAGTACTCCGTGTCAGGAAGTAATGTTGGCACCTCTGATGGTACAACTGCAGGGATGTTGACTAGTGGAAGTATTACTAGTGGAGTTTATTCCCCTGGTACCATCACAGCAAACCAATTAGATGCTACGAGTGGAGATGTATTCTCTTACAGTACATCATTCTTACAGGGTGATGCTCTGAGCACGAGTGCTCCTACTGTTGGTGAAGTTAGTAATTTCTCTAGTCAGATTTCTTATACTGCAGGTACTGCAGGTAATCTTGCTGGTACAATTGGTACTGATGGTGCTATTTCGATTACAGCTGGCGGAGCTGGGTCTACTGCAGTCGGTCAATTCGTAAGTGAAATCACGGTCATCGATTGATGACTAGACTTCAAGAAGCAATCGGTCTTGGATTGATTCTTGGTATAGTCCACGGGTTACTACAACCAGCATATAGTGTACCCGTGGTTCCTAATTTTACTCAGGGCTCAATGACGAGCCACACTGAAACTACAAGTACCATTACCGAGACCATCAATTCGATGGACTATAACACAGGGTATCAATACTCTGCATCAGGAACTGGTGTTTCTACAAATGGAACCTTATCTCCAACGACAGGTTCTATAAATGTTACTATAGACGGGGTGACCTCATCATGGACTGGAGCAACTTCCACACCACAGTTTTATCAAACAAATCCTGGAGAAACATTCCAGTTCGCGGAGACTTACAACGGACCAGGGCTCAGCAATCACACGATCATCCAGCGCACCACGGAAGTGAGAAGCGTAACCGACACAACTTCCATTTTCAGCCAGTAATAGGAGCAGTTTTATTAAGTGTATTATTCCCAACTTCGTCATTGGCTGAAACTGTGGGTGGTGTTAGCGCCACAGCTGCTCCTGTTGCTAATTCTTCAGGCAGTGTTACTAATCAGGCTATCCAAGTCCTCCAAGGACCATACATCACTAACACGTATGGAGGAGGAATTCAATGTCAGGGACCTACTGTTAACATAACACCATTCGTAACGGGTTCATTATCTCAACAACATCCGTTTGAGTCGTTCTATGATGAACCTGTATATGATATGAGTACGGATGATGATGGTAACTTAAGAAACCCTGGAAGCATTTTATACTACATGCCTACTAGGACAGGTCAAAAGAATAATACAAACCTGTCTGTCGGTTTCTCAGCCACCTTCTCTCATCCATTAGATAAGAAACTCCAAGACCAGTGTAAAGAAGCAGCAGCAACTCAGATTGCGTTACAACAACAGCTGACTGCTAATAAAAGATTAGACTTTGAGATCGCCAGACTCAAGAATTGTGGCGAGTTGAAGAAACAGGGTATCTATTTCCACCCCCAATCTCCATATCATAAAGTGTGCGCGGATGTGATTGTTACTAACCCTGGCGGTGTCATCCCTCCACACAGACATACTATTCCCTCCCCTTCACAACCCGAACAGCCTTATTCCTCGAACTCTGCTGACCTCGGCGCTCCCTTAAGGACTCAACCTTAACTTTCTTACCAAGCATCTTATTGAGCTTGGTAATTATTTTTTTAATCGTAGGTTTGATCAACCTCAATAACAGATCAGCAAATGGTTTTGCCAACAGTGCAGAGGTAGTTGCAACCACAGCAATTGATGCAGTGGTTGTGACTGCACTAATAGGTGGAAGATATTCTTCTACCCATGGTGTCTCTGGTTGAGTTTCAACTTCTTTCTCCTCCTCTACAACAGCAGTTACAGGGGGAGTTGGTGGTATCTCTGGTGTCTCTGGTACAGGTGGTGTTGGTTGATTCGGAACCTTAGGAACATCTGCAGGTTCCGTAAAGATCATCTGGTTAGGTTCAAACTGAAGAGGATTGTAACTAGGAACGTTAGAATCACAAATTGTAAAATTACCTTTCGGGTCATCACCAGGTAAAGTCGATGATGTTGAGTTACGAGCCTCAACACAACCAGGAACCTGTACAATCGGAACACCAATATCTACAGTGACAGGAGCTCTAATACCCGATACTACAGGTGGTACACTGTACGATGAGTTTATTTGTATCCTGATCGGATCGATCCGTATCGGTTTGATTTCCATCTAACTCACCTGTAACAGTAATACCACTTAACGTAGTGGGACATGGTTGATCAACTAAAGGATCTTCAGTCAATGCAAAGGTTGGTGTTGCAACAAAGAATAGTAAAAGTAACAACATTAGAACGGTAGCGAAGGAGTAGCAGAACCACCACCAGGAATTGCACCACCAGTTGCTCCAGGGAGTTCAGGCATTGCAGCATCCAACATACCAGGAAGAGCTTCTGAAACTGCAGCAGTTACACCTTTAACGAGTTGAGACTTTGCATTGTTGATGATGTTATCTTTCTCAAGGTAAACCCAGGTTCCACCTACGACAATAGAGACTGAAACAAGTCCTGAAAATAGTGCGATCCCGTTAATGACCTTCTGCATTTTCTTGCACCCTTAAAAAGTTCTTCTCTATCTATAAGAATTACTTTCTAATACGTACAGGCCATGTCATTTCCATCACAATAGTGAGTAATATTGTAAAACCAAATACAAAGATAGGAGTCATATTAAAGTTCCCTTAGCTCTACGAATTTCTCTCAACTCTTCAAAATCTTTTTGCTTAGTGCCACCATCATATGCCCATGCATATCCTTCTTCAATCATTTGCTCGTTAAGGGACAACTCTGCATCCCCAATGTATAACCAGCCAAGAAGACGCCCATATTTCCCAACGCCGCCAACAAGTTCAGTACGGATAACAAGGTCATCGTCACCAGAAATAGCACCTTCGAGTTTTTCTTTGAGCCAGTTGGTTGCGTCATAACCTAACTCCTTTTCTTCGAGGTCTCTAGTCCTTTTCTCTGGCGTATCAACGCCTGCAACTCTAACTCTTTCTTTCTTGTATAAATCAAAGCCGAGATCTATTGTTACATCTATCGTATCTCCATCAAGGACACGATTAATTTCTGTCACTCGGAATGTGTAACACGATTTCCTGCTGGGTGGTGTCATTGCTCCCATAATTCATCTCCTTTGAATCTACTGCTTCTATTAGTCCAACAATAGTTATAAGGGCAGTGATGATAGCACCTGCACCCCATACCCATCTTTCAAGTTTACGAACACGATCACGGAGTTCTTCCGTCATCTTTTCAGCATCATCAATCCTGTGTGTCAAGAGTGCTATCAGTTGATCCTGATCTGCGTCTTTCTGATTGATTTGATCTGGCATCCTCCAACTCCTTGAAAGCATATATCATAATTGTATATATGTAGTAACTTACTCCAACAAGAAGTATGAGTAAGGAGATAACAATACTCCAAGTGACATCATTAACATCACTCAGTGGTCTCAGAACAAGGTTCATGGATTTCTTGGGTCAATACCTAAGTGGATAAGATACTCAATCCACCAATCTTGATCTTTGATGTACCTCCAGTTAGGTACCTTTTGATTTCTTTCTACCGTATAGTATTGGTAGAGGGCGTCATCGATAGTCTGTGAGATCTCCATACTCTTCATCCTCTTCGTCAACGTCCTCATATGGATTTGCCACGTAGGGTCCATGGGGTTTTCTGGATTCTGCTTTGACATAATTCTTCTCGTCGTTGACTGCAAAGATCCACAGACTTAATTTCATGACCACCCAGATTATTACTAGCGGTAAGAAACAAGCTACTAATATCATGGGTTTCATTTGTCAAAGGGCTCCCAATGTTCCCACCCATATTTATGAACTAGGTCCATACCAACGATAGGTACGACCACTAAAAGATATGCTAGGAATGCAAGGGCGGGACCTGATTCCATCCAGTGTCTAACGAACAGTTGAACGTGGTTCATCGAAGTACTCGGGGAAAGGACAACCTTTAAATTTTTGAATCTCATCCACAGACAAGATGAACATACAGGTAAACCCTAAACAAAAAGCAAACAACACCTGTGGAAAGTTGTAATTGCAATCGTTTGCTGACGGATCTTCTGGTTCGTCGTCATGTGGAAATCGCATCTTCATGCTGGATAATCCCAGTTAGTAATAAAGTTTACTTTGTGGGATGGTCCCCAGATACCCTCGCGATAGATGTAAGGGTTAGTTCTGACTCTACATTTGTCACCAGTACAAAGTAGATCATCCACAATTCTCCAGGATTCTAACACTTCTTCAGAATGAATGAAGTGTGATTGATCACCATTTAGAGCATCATATAAAAGTTTTTCGTAACCATCGACACCCAACCAGTCTGGATACCTGTGAGACAGAGTTGCAAGTTCAACCTGTTCACCAAGACCAGGAGACTTCACATCAATCTGAATATCAAGGTGTGCATGAGGTTGAAGTCTCATCACAATACGACCTGGTGTCTCACCTTCAAACAATCCAACAGGAGGTGCCTTCAGTTTGACAACAACCTCAACACACTGATAAGGCATCTTCTTACCACTCATGAAGTAGAAAGGAACTCCCTTCCATCTCCAGTTGTCGATATAGATGTCACCTGCAACAAAGGTTGGAGTCACACTCTTTGGATTTACACCTTCCTCATCTTTATATCCTTCATACTGACCTGCAACATACTTGTCACCAAGTCTTGTTGCAGACAACACCTTTGTCTTTTCTCTACGAATCTCAGTTGCATTCATACGACATGGTGCTTCCATCGTAATCAATGCCAGAACCTGTAACATATGGTTCTGTAACATGTCACGTACTACACCAGCACCTTCATAGTATTGAGACCGACCCTCACAACCAATAGTTTCAGTTGCAAATATTTGAACTTCATCTATATACTCCCTGTTCCAAAGTGGTTCAAGAAGTATATTGCCAAACCTTGTAGCAAGAATATTGTTGACAGTATCTTTACCAAGATAATGGTCAATGCGATATACTTGTTTTTCGCGTAGATGTCGCTGAACCACAGACTGTAGATGATCAGCAGATTTAAGATCGTACCCAAAGGGTTTCTCGATAACCACCCTAGAGTGATCGGGGTCGTCAAGGAATCCTGCTTCTTTGAGATTGATGATAGCATTCTCATAGCGTTCTGGTGGTACAGATAAGAAATACGTTGTGTCTACACTCTCATCGTGGAGAATTTGTAAACTATCTTGATTATCTAAATCACAACATCTGAAATCTAACCAATGACAAAATGCTTCTGGATAACTACCAAGATGTTCTAACCAAGATTCTTTAGAGTAATCTCTACGGGATGCACCAACAATTAGTATATTCTCTGGAAGAAGTTGTTTCTTCCACAACTCAAAGAGTGCGGGAATAAGTTTTCTTTTACAAAGGTCACCAGTTGCACCGAAGATGACGATGCGTCTAGTGAGCGGTTCCGTTTCCATTGTACTTGTCCGTTTCGTAGTAGTTATTCTCACCCTTTCGTATCCCGAAATAAATTGTGGATAGTACAAAGGGTATGCATAAGATCGCAATTGCATTACCGAACATCGTGTCCTCCGAACATTGCTCTCATTCCGTTCAAGACTCTGTTTGCGAATCGTCCAAGCTTTCTTGAACCGAATCGTTCGTACAGTGCCGTAGTGATAACAGGAGCGGGTACGCCAAGATCCACAGCAGCGTGGACAGTCCAACGACCCTCACCACTGTCTGATACTCCACCATCGAACTTGCTAAGCTCTCGATCGCTCCGTAGTACATCAGCGGTAAGATCAAGTAACCAACTACCAACAACAGAACCACGACGCCATAACTCAGCGACTTCAGCAACGTCAATATCGTACTGATAATCTTCTGGATTCTCCATCGGAGCCACCTCAGCATCGCCCTCCTTAACGTAAAACGACCCAAGATCAGCTTCATGCAGGATATTAAAGCCTTCGGCGTACGCTTGCATGATTCCATACTCAACTCCGTTGTGGACCATTTTTACGAAGTGTCCTGCACCAGGTCCACCACAATGTAACCATCCGTGCTCTGCAGATGTTTCACGACTCAGAGGATCAGTGCGATGGGCAGATCCAATACCTGGTGCGAGTGCCCTGAAGATAGGAGAGCAGATGGATACTGCAGTATTTGAACCCCCAACCATAAGACAATATCCACGCTCCAAACCGTACACACCACCACTAGTGCCACAGTCAATATATTGGATGCCAAGTTTCTCAAGACGGAGTGCTCTCCTGCGGGAATCCTTAAAATTAGAATTGCCGTGATCAATAATAATATCGCCCTCGCCACAATAGCGTAAAAGCTCATTGAGAGTGTCCTCCACTGTTTCTGCTGGTACTACCATCATAAAAATTCCAGGTCCCCTTTCCTTCACGGTGGTACACAGGGATGCAATGTCAACGGTTACTCCATCGACATAACCTTTTTCGAAAGCCTCTTGAGCTTTATCGTGGTTACGACGATAACCCCAGACTTCAATACCACTCTTCATCATACGGCGAGACATACCCTCACCCATACGTCCGAGACCAATTAGACCTACTCTCATTTGATCATCTCCATTGCTTCCTGTAACTTAAGTTTCGTCATCTTCGTCGTGATCGTAGGTTAATCGACAATCCCAACAGTAGTCTTCTTCCCATTCTGGCTCATAAAGAGGACAAGGTTCTTCGAAGAGATGCTCCATTCTAAGTTGTTTGATGCGTTCTCTCAAAGACTTGTAGAATTCTCTTTTTTGGTCTTTGTTCATTCGACGTGAACTGTTGCGATCATGCCTGCACCCTTGTGGGGTCCACACCAGTAAGTATAGTCACCTGACTCTGAGAATTCAACAGTAAAGTCTTCACCTGGTAACATTGCCAGGGCTTCATGACCTAACTCTGGATGATCCTCCACGATCACGTTATGAGGAGGAAGCATGTTGTTGATAAAGTGGACTGATTCTCCAGCGGAGATGGTGACTTCTGAAGGTTCGAATACAAGGTTTCCTTCATATCCCATCTGTACATCTACTGCCCACGCAGGAGCACTGAAGAATAATGTAGCAAGAAGTGCGAATAAGAACTTCATACTAGTTTATGTAACTACACTATCTATACCTTCCTGATTGAAGTGTAACGAGGATTTGTTTTGACTTCCTGACTTACCATTTCACCAAATTCCGTCACACATTGACCCCATTCCGCTCTTGCATCTGGGGCATTTATTGCTTTTTTCGCCACAAAGTGTGCCACTCCCTCCACAGAACAGCACACTCATCTGACTTCTTTTGTAAATGTGGTTCCCGATACATCGGAAACTATATCTCTACTACGTTACTATTTATTAACAGTCATTAAATACTGATCCAACTTGAGAACCCATTTCCGATCCAATATTCTGACCAAGGAGAAGTACCCAACCACTTGCTAACCATCCAATATAAGGGATACTCATTGCTGCAGGAACACCAACACCAGCAGCTATAGCACTACCTGCCATTGCACCTTGACTTCGTGCTCCAGCGTCCGCCGCGATACACTCTGCGCTTTGTACAAAGGACTTTCCCTCGGTGTCTGAGACACTACCTCCTATATTACGAGTTCCGTCCATGGTATATTGGTCAGAACGATACTCAACTCTCCTTTCATCTGTACCACCAAACAATCCCTTCTTTGTCTTATCAAGATCTAAAGATCTATTAGACTCCAATACTTTAGGATCGTTTGCTTTATATTCAAAACTGTAACCATTTCTACCAGATTTTATATTAAACGAAGAGTAATCACCATCTGGAAAATTGACAATAGGATATTGAGGTCTATTAAGAAGATGCCCAAGAATACCAATATGAGCAAATCCAAATATTGCTCCTACAGTCAATGTCGCCCACTTAATATTCATGACATCACATCTTGTAAGAATCATCAGACTTGGCAGGTCCTTGGTTTCCGATTTGGAGTGGTGCTTGTTCAATCCTAATCGTTTGAGCAGGAGCAGTTTGACTTGCTTTTTCGATCAGTTTCTCCAAGTCGGATTTACTGATACCACCCGATGCACCATTACCGTTAGTACCACCGTTCTTATTCTTAGCAGTCTGAACGCCGAAGGTTGCCAAAACGCCTGTAAAGACAGATGCGATAAAAGTTGGATCGATCTTACCTTGTGGGAAACCAGGAATCGTCACATAGTTCAAAGTCAAAATACCACCAGACCAGATAAGGATACCAAGTCTTACGAAGGTAGAAACAATAGCAAGTTGTTCTTCAGAGTCTTCTGCCTTTTCCTTCAGTTTTTCAAGAGGACCTTTCTTCTTTGTTTCCTCCTTTTTAACTTCGGTCTTTACTTCTTCGGGCATTGGTCACAAGCAAGTAAATTTATTTAGAAAAAAAAGGGTCCTATTGGACCCCTTGATAAACTGGTTGCATTAAACCTGAGTCTGGTCCGTTGTCATCATCATCAGAAACATCCTCACTCAATAGGGCTGCAAAGATAAACCCTCCTATGAGAGATGTTGCTATGAGTAACATATCGTTCACCAGATGCCTGGGATGATTTGACCTGTAGTTGCGTAACTACCCATTGCAGCGATCACTCCGATCATTGCTGCCCAACCATTAATTCTTTCTGCTTTTTCGTTCATTGTTTTTCCTCTTGTGTTTTGTTTGTAATGATAATTTTTTCACCATCATGGGTGAATTGTAACTCATCGTCAGGATCCCAGAGTAACTCTTCATATAAATCATCGAGTCTCTGGATATCCTTCCACAATGCATCTGGATCTGGCATAATAATCTTTACTTACTTCAAAGGTTTTCTTCCTGTTCGGAAAGAATCACACAATCACTGGTTGGATATGCAACACAGGTCAGAATGTATCCCTCTTCAAGTTGATCATCATCCAGGAAGGATTGTTCCTCATTGTCCACAGTTCCACTGACGATCTTACCAGCACATGCAGAACATGCACCAGCCTTACAGGAGTAAGGAAGGTCTACACCTGCCTCCTCAGCCGCCTCAAGGATGTACTGGTCATCAGCACACTCGAAGGTGGTCTCTGTACCATCAGGAGTTTGGATTGTGATATTATAGTCCATTGATTAATAAGTTTCGGATAATTGTTCTACAGAGTACGCCAACAAAACAAAGAAGGCGATACTCGATATTGTAAAGATAGATGCGGTCATTGTCAACTGTTTAGTGTGAGATAAAACTTGGTTTCATCACCTGGAGTATTCTCGTAGATGGATGAGTCACCATAGGTTTTGTGGTCTTTGTATCCTACCATACGACCTTTAGTGTTCTGCAGTGCAGGCATAAAGGCGATGAGAAAGAAAATTGCAGGAGCTCCAATGATAAGAGCACCTGAAATCACATAATAAGTAATAAGTTCAGCCATCAGAATCCAAAGGCTCCGAAGAAGAACACACTACCAGAAGCTGCATAGGATACAACTGCTGCAACGAAACCCATCATTGCAAAACGACCGTTCATTTTTTCGGCACGTTCTGCGTAGGTCTCGTAACCATAACGTTCTGCTTCGGTTTTGTCAACATACATTTGTGGCTCTTTAGCAAACATATTTTGCTGGCCATACTCATTTGTAGTAACAGTCACGGATCTCTCCTGTGTGAAGTATTGTTACATTATATATGTTTTCTTCACATTTGTCAACTAGTAAGTGTCGGATCCATAACTGACACACAACTCTGGGTTCTCCTTGCACCATCTTCTTACGAACCCATCGGGGTCAACCTCTAAGGAATGATGAGCATGATTATGGAGTAACCCCACCAAGAGGAAGAATCCTAAGATCATCACATTGAAGTGAGTCACAGGACTCAGTAAGATTGTTTTAAAATATTCTTTCATAAAAAAAGGGGTCCCTCGTCAGGGACCCAACATCGTGATGTTTAATATTTACTTTTACGACCTACAGCTCAGAAGCTGTACTTGACGCCAACCTTAGCACCGTAGCCACGATCCAGATCGTCATCGCCAGAGCCGATGAAGGAGACCTCGCCGTAGACACCCAGGTCTTCGGTCACAGCCAGACCGATACCAGCCTTACCTGAAGGAACAACATCGCTGTCACCACTGTCAGGAGCGATATAGGAAGCACCACCCTGGATGTAGTAGGAAGCGGACTCACCGATAGGACCTTCCCAGCCTGCGTGGAAGTCGGTGGTTGCACCATTGTAGTCAGTGCCAGTCCAACCAGCGTTGGTCTCGACATTAACGTAAGGCCCTGCAATAGCAGCTCCTGCGGACATGGACAGAGCAGCAGTTGCTGCGAATACAGATTTGAACATTAGTTTTTACCTCGTTTTTTCTCGTGGAGTTTGACCCACGGATGTAAAGGGAATCGACAATTCCCTGTTTTGTGTTACCAAGTGTTACTTTAATTACTGAAAGACAAAAGGTGAAGTATTTATAGTAATAATACCTATGAACTTTGTCAACCCTCTTGTTCGGGTTGTCCCTGGGATGGATCGGATACCCGTCCCAGGTATGGATTAAAGTCCATTAACTCAGTGATATCCATCTGAGCTCCAGCCTGTGACCAGAAGTTAAACTGAGCCTGATAGTTGCTCTTGTGGAATACCTCCACATGGTCTTGATGAATACTGGAGCCTAGATCGGTCTTGTATAACAAAAGGGGAATGGCGTAAGTATTACCAGAGTTGTAGATAAGATCATCTGCAACAGGTCTTGGTCTCACGTCATTATCAAGTTTATACAGATCACCACGACAGTGAAGACGGATAAGTTTCTCTGCGTGATGACGGGTAATAATATAACATGCAGTAGAGAATTCATTCACGAAACGTTTATGAATCTTGATGTTGATATCACCAGTACAGATGATTGAGATCTGAGTTACGTCCCAATCATATGGAATTCTACCAAAGAAATCCTTCCATGTAAAGTTCCAAAACCTGACCAGATCAAGTTCACAATCATCTTCCATCATGATTGCGTATGGTTCACCACTATCATAGAACTCTTTGATAGCCTTAAGGTGAGAGGTCACACAACCGATCTCACCAGGTGAACACATGTCAGGGTACCTACCCTTCAGAATGTGTCCCAGATCGTCGTCTCGACCATCGTAAGCGGACACACGGGTATAGTTTGTGATCTCCCAATACTTGAACTGGTTCTCCATGTACTCCCATCTCTCTGGTTGTCCATCGAGATTGATACAATAGATCTTTGGAAGACCTTGAAGTTTATATACGGCTTTGTTTTTATCCATTACAGTATTTCCCAATGGTCAGGGTACAAATCTTTCGTGTCTAAGTGAGCATTGTTTGGTCCAAACCATTTGGAAGGAGCAATGACTCTACCATAGTTTGCCAACCATGCACCCCACCATGAGAATGTAGAGTTGGCAATGATAAAATCACTACACTGTGTCATGAGGTACAGATCATGATAGGAACTGTTACCATCAGACAGAAGGAATCTATCTGGTTTGAATAGTTCTTGAGCAGAAGCCCAGAATGGGTCATCAGTGAATAAAATTACTTCCCTGTCTGGGTCAAACTTACTCAAGGCTTTCTCGTACCATTCAAGAGAAAGGTTGTGGTGATTACCACTGTTGATCAAAAAGTCTCCCCTACGAATGTGTAAAGCAATGGGACTTTGATCGAACACCTCTTCAACGATAGGTTCACACTCTCCTTGAATTTTAGAGTTGAACTTGAAGTCCTGACGGATTTCATCTTCAATGTGTTTGAAGTATTTCTCCGTCTGAAAGAAACCATACAGACTTACATTGTCTGGACAGTTTTCAAACAGGTCTTCGTTGAAGTGGAACCCTTGTTCCTGAACGACCGACCTACCTACTATACCTCGTCTTGAGGGGATTGTAAAGGGTTTATCCAGTTCAATCCTGAGGAAGTTACCGATTCCATCATGAAATACTTCATCGTGGTCAGGAATACACATCTCGTATCCATGATGTGCTGCGATACCTTTGGTCGCAGCATACTGGAACATTTGATTTCCTAATTGTCCAGCCTTACCAAGATAATCAAATCCAATCATTTTTCATTTCATCAAATATTTTTCTGATGCCTACATCAATTGTAGTCTTAGGAACCCACCAGTCAAGAATGTAAGTGTCTGCAGTATTCCGTTTATCCATCTGAACACTATCTTTAGCAAGTCCAGAGTTGATCTTTACATCGTGTCTACCAATCAATCCAAAACAACCCTGAACGATATTGGCAATCTCTCTAATAGTATTAGAGTGGAATGATGTGATGTGAAGTGGGTCTTCAGGTTTGAAGTCTGTGTAGTTCTCCATGATTGTCTCAAGGGCTTCACAACAGTCCTCAGCATACAAGAACTGACGTTCTTCTGTACCGTCAGTCATCATATCAAATTCAGTTTCTTCAAATCCTTTACGGATGAAATCCGTAATCACATGTGACTTGTCATGGTCTTTCTCGATACCATAGACATTCCAGAACTTGACAGTCAAACCTTTCAGAGACTTGGTGTAAAGTTCACCCATCTTCTTTGCAGCACCATAAGGTGAGTGAGACATGTTACTCATCTGTGACGAAGCAAACACAAATCTCTTATTGTATCTCTCCAGGAGACCAAAGACATTCACCATCATCCTTGCATTGTTATCAAGGAACTTGAATGTGTGCTGATACTTCTTCAGGTAACGTGATCCACCAACATCAAACGCGAGGAAGAAAACAAAGTCTGCTCTCTTTACCTCACGTTCAAGATTATGGTTGGGAATTTTTGTCAAGTCATGACCATGATGTTTGGCAATATCAAATTCAACGACTTCGTGTCCTTTACGTGTCAGATACTCAGTCAGATATGCACCGATCTGTCCACTCGAACCAAGGTTAAGAACCCTCATTGTATTTCCTCAAATAGCTTTGTCCCGAATAATATTCGATAAGTTGTTCTTTATTCATTCTCTGAATTTTCTCCCACTCATTATTATTAGATGTCATGTGGGGATTGGTGAACCAGGAGTTCTCTCCACGAGAATGTTCAAGGTGATAAATGTAATCAGTTATCCTTCCTACTTTATAACCAAGTGTAGTATATCTATAATACCTTTCTTTGTCCTCTGGAGCATATGCTTTGAAGTTCTCATTTTCCATACCACCTTTGATATAGGTATCTCTATCGAAGAACTGAACCCACCCAAAGTCAGAGTCATGGACTCTTGCATTAGACTTGAGGATTGCATAGTCATTTGATTCAAGAAAGTCAGACACAACATCATCAGATGGTTTAACCTGATATTGATACCTGCCCTGACCATATGGATAGACCACATCAAAAGTACCATTCATGATACCTTCATAGGCTCTGACATATGATTGAACTGGAAGGATTACATCACAGTCATAGTTGACTACGATCTTGGTGGTTGTTTCCATGATCATCTCGTTCAGAACTTTTTGTCTATGAAACAGTGGTTCGTGACTTTGAACAAAGATACCTTTAATGTCAATAGGAACGTCAAGTATCTCTTTCAAGATAGGAACGGCTTCCTTCTGGAAGACAGACTCAGAATCAACTTCCTTGATGATGATATTGGTATCAAAATTTTCGAGAAGGAATGCGACAGTCGTCACCACATTCCGTAACCTATCAGACGATTCAATTCTGATGGGGATAATGAATGTTGCTTCTTTGAGATCGATCATAGTTGAGTTCTAATCCAATCCAGGATATTTACTTTTGGTTTCCAAGTCAATTCAGTCTTTGCCTTACGGATGTCAGCAAGAGTCTCTCTCATCTCACCAGGTCTACCAGATAGGAAGACTTGATTGTCATCAATCGCATTGGCAATCTCTTTAATACTCCAGTTCTCTCCGAACCCGATATTATATACCTCACCCCAGTTATCAAGTTCTTGAAAACTAATCAGTGCATTGACATCGACAACATCTGATACGTGAATAAAGTCACGACGTTGTTCACCATCACCATAGATTGTCAGAGGTTGACCCTCTCTCCTCATCTTCAAGAACTTACTCACGGCAGGAGCATAGTGTCCTACGTGACGTGCTCTCTCACCATAGACATTGGTGTATCGGAATGCAACAGTCTTCATACCATAGAGACCATGGTATGCCTTGACCATCTGTTCACCACACAACTTACCAATTGCATATGCATTGAGAGGATCTTCTCTCATCACTTCCTTGTTAGGAATCGGATTCTTATTACCATATGCTGCAGACGTAGAAGAGTACACAAACTTCTCTACACCATTCGCTCTTGCGGCTTCAAGAACATTCACAGTTCCCATCACCTGAGTTTCCATGGTGGGAATAGGATTGTCTACTGATGCTTGAACACTTGCCTTTGCAGCAAGGTGGTACACATAGTCAACACCCTTGAATTTATCAACGATCTGATGAAAGTTCCTGATGTCTACAGGATAGTTCTCAGCATGTTTGTTCCAGTGATAATCATCATGACCATCAGAAGATTCATTGTCAAGTACAATAACTCTATGACCAATGTCAAGGAGTTTATCAACCAGGTGACTTCCAATAAATCCAGCTCCACCTGTTACAAGTGATGTTCTCATAGTTTTTCAAAAATCCTATTCTTAAAAGATTCCTCTACGTTCGGTGGTTCAGGAATAATGACTCTCGATTTACAGTCACCCAACCACCATGCAACTTCAGCAAAAGTTGATGCATACGTCCCTACAATAGTATCACAACGTGACAACAACATCAAGTCAATCATCGCATCGACGTTGGCTTGTGTTGAATGATTGTGACCAGACTCTGCAAGGTGTGGATGATTAAACCTGTCTTGAGTGTGAGTGATGATACGATCACCAAACTCATCTTCAATCTGTTTCAATACATCTTTGTTATCACCACACAGGAAGATCTTCTGACTTTCATCGAGTCTATCAATTGCATCGATGAACAATTGATTATCATGCCAACGGTGTCGATCACAATACCAGGACCTAATATGTAGTCCGATAGTAGGACCCCAGTCTTTGGTGAAGTCATCAACATAATCAACGATGTCTTGGTTGATCTTCAGATAGGAAAATGCTTTCTTAAATTTGTTAATGAAATACTCTGGTGTCTTCTCATAAAGAAGATCAATATATTTGTACTCCTCACAATGTTGTCTCTCGTAATCTGAGAAATCAAATCTCCAGTGATCGTAACCAGGATATGTTCTGACTTGTTCGTCAGTAGCCAGGTCAATACTGTCGAAGATATAAGCGTCTGCGTCTTTAACAGTCAAAGCCTGTTTGTATGTGGTCAAAATCGACACATATGTTTTAATTCTATTTGCAAGACCAGGTGATCCTACGTTCACTGCAATTTCAATCATGATTTTATTACCTCCCATGACTCAGGGATCAAGTCCTGTGTACTGATATGTTGTAGACCACTACCATACCATGGATCGGGAGCAATGACACGTTTTTCTTTATTCTGTGACAGATATGCAGCCCACCATGAGAACGTGGAGTTCGAAATGATATGGTCAGAACACTTAGACAAGAGACACATATCAAAGTGTGACTTATCTACATCGACAGTAATGTCATTGAAGTAGAAGTTATCACCCTTGAATACATCCTGTTCCTTACACAACTCAAGATTGTTAGAACAAATGATATAGGGTCTATCCTTACCCATCATCTCAATTGCTTTCCCCCAGTATTCCCAAGGAAGATTGCGGTGATTGTTTGATGCACCAGGATAGTCAAAGTGATTATTGTATTCTCTCACACAAATAGAGACAGGATCCTCACTCAGGATATCACCCCACTTGTAATCAACTGCATTGATTACAGGATCTTTGAATCGGAAGTCCCACTTCAATTGTCTCCATGCATCTCTAAAATACTTGTCACTCTGAAAGTATCCATTGAGATGTACGTGATTGGGACAATGGTCATATAGTTCCTGACAGAACTCATGAGAGTCATGAAGTTCTACCTCATCACCATCGATCAGTCCGAACCTACCACCACAATGTAACATCTCAAAACAGTTACTCAGTTCTGTGTCCTCAGGGATGACGAAATCATATCCACGGTTCTTTGCAATACCGACCATCGCGGCATACTGGAACATCTGATTACCAATCCTTCCATTCCGTCCCAGGTTGTTCATACCGATGGTCATAATCTAATCTCCTTGTTTTGTTCTGCGAGTGTTGTGTCAGTTATATCACCTACGTCAAGTGAATAGAAGGTGTGCCAACCTCTTGCATTGGCTGCGTACCAATTATTTAAAGCACCTCTGGTCATCTTAATCTTCTCCCAGAACTCACGAGATTGAATCTGGTAGTGGTTGTTTAGGATCTCAGGATCATCTGGTCTCCCTACAAATGAGAGGTTGATTGTAGGACCACTCGTAAAGATCTTATGAATATTGAAGTTAGTAACACCAAACTTTGTATTTGCAATCTGTTTCGGTGCCCAGAGGTTGAACCACTCAGGTTCTTCTTGACCACTGGACGCACTTCTCGATCGGTGGGTCATCCATACCCTGTCCCCGAACTTAGCGCGAGATGTAAAATTCTGAACGAGACCACCAGTAGGATGGTAAAGATGGTCGTTACTATTAAACCATACCCAGTTGGTTTCGACGGTTCCATAGTCCTCGTACTTTCGTAAGATTTCCTTTAGATCTACTGTCATTGGACTATATAGAAATTCATCTAGATCGATCTGAGCAATCCATTGAGTTTCGTTACAGATAGGTAGAAAGAATCTATTGTTTACATCAGTCTGCCTACCAGTGTATCTCTCCGTGATGTCGTTTTGAAAGAGAGTAACAAAACCTTCACGAATGAAAGGTTCAAGAATAGGCATGTACTCATCATCACTGAAGTCGTTGACCAGATAGATGTGGTCAACACCATGATGTTTGTAATGTAGAATCCACTCTTTAAGATTCCAACTTTCATTTTTGAATACTGATGCAACTGATAGGTAGTGTTTCATAATGTGATACCGTGTTTCTTTCTACAATATTCAAATTCTTTCTGTACTTCTTCGTCACTAATTGTGGAGGATAGTGCATCCTTGTTGACTCTTTGAGTCATGAGACAATCATTCAGATAATAACAATCTCCGTACTTAGTTCTCAATGAATAGTAGAAATCAATATCCAATAACATACATGTCTTAGGATCCCACCTTACATCCATATCTTTGTTCTTGTAAGAGATAACCGCAACACCACTCATGGTATTGTTACCTCTTGCTCTCAACATATTGTCATTCCATCTTGGCATCAGGAATGTATCAACTGTTCTACCATCATCTCTAGTATGATTAGTTCCACAAACTAACCACATCTTACCAGAGTTCACTAATGAATTATAAGTTTTCTCTAACGCATCTTTAGTATAGAAGTAGTCATCCATGAACATCATCTTGACAACCTCACCCTTGGCAAGATCCATTCCGATGTTCATATTGGTTGCGACATCTCCTCTATGTTCTTCATCTCTGAAGTACACGATGTTCAGATCAAAGATATTGTCATTACAGAAATCTTCAATCTCTGTATCAAAACTCTGATCTGTGACAATAACTTCTACTTCTTTAAGTGTCTGCTGTGAGATGGTTCGAAACATATCAGAAAGATATCTGACACCCTTACCACCATATTCATAACAAGGGATGACTACAGATACCTTTATTTCCATACCTTGACACCAGCACTGATACCATCTTCATAGATTTCAAACTTGTATCCGTGTTTGGTCAACCACTCTCGGAATGCTTTTCTCTCATGGTGATCGTAGTCAGGTTCATGACCATGCCAGTCATCGAAACGGAAGTACAATTGATCCCACTCACACTTATCGATGAACTTAAATGCGGAGACAGTGGGTTCGTAGATGTCCAGGTCAATATGAATCGCACCAACCTTACCAATACCAAAGTCAGATGGTTCTTTCTCTACCATGTCATGAACATCTTCGACAAAGATCTTGATGTTAGGTGAGACAGAACACTTTCTCTTTACATCTTCAACAGTCTTGGGGATCCAGGTATAGGAAGGATCACCAATACGGAATGCACCCTCTGCCCATCCAGCATAGGATGGTGTGGGTTGCTGTGTGACCTCCAAACCTTTGAAGTGATCGAAACCAAAGACTTTACGGGATGGATTCTTCTGTCCAATAGGGAGGATTGTACCACCACTACAGACACCAAACTCTAGAATATCTCCTTCTCCTCCAAGCTCTTCAATACGTTCTGCAAAGGTGACGTGATTGAGAGTGTAACCTGCTGTGTTGTTATCAGTTCTCTTAGGACCTTCAGGAAACACATTATCCTCCTCAACAAAGGAGGGTGCATTATAAACAAATGACATAGCAATAATGAATTTGAAATATTTATCGGGGGTTGTAACCCTCCACTTCTACACCAGGTGGAAGGTTATTATGGAACCCAAAGGGAATTATACCACGATTCTCAGGAACTGGGGACTCGTATGAGAAGTGCTTTGCAATCTCAATAGGAGCAATCTTACACCCACACTTCTCATATAAGTGTTTGTTATGTACAGTGATGTTACCGTCTTCATTTGTGTTTTTACTACCGAACATCTTGTAGAAGTCTGGTGCAGTCTCTGCAACGTTGAATGGAATCCATGTATGTGTTGGTACTTCTAATAGTTTCTTTGATCGGAAAGAAAATCCACCATTACCTACTCTTTGATGTTCACCGTATGGGGTGATGTATGCTCTGTCTCGATATGGCCAGGGTGCGCCAATGTAATCATAATCATAAAACTGATCCATCCAGGCATCAGGATTAAGTATGAACGCGTGATCTTGGATGAGGAGAACATATTCCGTGTCAATGTGCTTGTGAACATGATAAAGAATATAGTAATTATATTCGTCGATGTTGGTCAGTGGTCTGACTTGTTCCTCTACTAAAATACCATCAGAGGACAGTTCGTCTTTGTACTTGGTGACATACTCAGGGGTGGTAACTAACTTGACCTCCCCAAAGTTTGCAACACTTTTACAAGTATGAAGTGCCTTGATGGTTTCTTCTATTCGATTTGTATTGTCAATCGCAAAGCATGTAACTCTGGATAGATCAAGCATTCTTGAATTCCTCTACTACTTGTCCAATGTAATCAATCATATCATCAGTGATGACAGGAGAACAACCCAAGAAGAACACAGTGTTAAGAACCTTATTGGCCTCGGGATACTTCATTGCATCATCAAGGTGTGAGTAACCAGGATGAAGAAGAATGTTACCTGCGAAGTAATTACGAGTCTGAACTTTATTCTTCTCAAGGTGAGCGACAAGAGAGTGTTTCAGTTTCTTGTCGTCACATACAATAGGTACACCAAACCAACTTGTCTCACTGTCTTCACGTTCGTTGACAACACGACAACCAGGAATGGTCTCGATGATCTTTTGGATTCTTTCCTTATTCTTTCTACGAAGTGAGTGAATCTCAGCAAACTTCAAGAGTTGAACAGAACCCACAGCACCTTGCATGTCGAGTGGTTTGAGATTGTATCCCATCTGTGCAAAAACATACTTGTGATCTACGATGTCTTCATAACCATCCAACCAGGTATCAAAACGACGACCACAGACACCATTAGTCAACAGGTTTTGTTGTCCAACACAGTAACAACCACGACCCCACCATGCAAAACTACGAGCCAGGTCTACAATACCTTTGATGTTAGACGAGACCATACCACCTTCGATGGTACAGATGTGGTGTGCAGGATAGAAAGAACAAGATGCAGCAACTGCATGTTTGGTCAGATACTCACCCTTGTACTTACTACCAAGACTGTCACAGTTGTCAGCAATAATCTCAATACCCTTTGCCTTACAGAACTTCACCAGTCTATCCAGGTCATATGTATTACCCAGAACTGGAGAAGAGAATACTGCACGGGTTCTTGGTGTGACCTTCTCGAACACCTGATCCATATTCCAGTTCAGGTCTTCCCAGTTGATGTCCACGAACACAGGTTTCAGACCAGCCTGAACAACAGGAGCAATCGTTGTAGCAAAACCACAGGAACAGACGATGATCTCATCACCATCTTCCCACCCGAAGTATTTCTTCAGAGCAGCAATCATCACCAAGTTTGCAGATGAACCAGAGTTCACCATGACAGAGTGATCAAATCCAAAGTGATCTGAGAACTCCTTCTCAAACTTGTTCACCTTCTCACCAGAAGACAACCACTTACCTTTCATCACTGCGTAGATAAGTTCTTGTGCTTCAAGATCATTCCAGTAAGGACCAGAGTAATACACATTGTTACCTGGTTTCCAATCTTTGTTTGCCATGAAGGGGAAGACGTTATCGTCCATCTCCTTGGCATCCTTGATGAAATTATCAATGAGTTGGTACATATTATTCTACAGTGTAGTTTCTAGTATACAACGGACTCTTGGATCTGTAAATATCCCATTCCTTCTCGCACTCGGTTCCATGGAACTCTTTACCATCTCTATCGATGTAGTCCCATGTTGGTACGATCATGTCGTCACCTCTCCACCATCCATCTGATGTCTTGTGGTCGAACCAATACTTAGGAGCGATTACTTTCTTTACTTCTTCACTTGTCCATACAGGCCAGAAAGAAAATGTCGATGCAGACATAATTACATTCCTAGCATTATATAGGATCGACCAATCAACCCCGATATTACCACCTTTATACTTGAAGAATCCTGTACCTTGTTCGATGTCTTCCTGTTCAGAAAGAGTGGTCGCACCTACAACCTTTGCCCATGGGATAAACTTATTTGCATTCTCAGGGTCATCAGTGACCACAACGAACTTCATGTTTGGATTGTGTTCCAACATCCGATCACGTGCATCCTCATAGAACTTAGGTTCCAACCATGATGCAGTAATCAAATACTCACCACCACGGAAGTGAATGACACAGGTATCATCATCAGAGTAATCTCTGACATCAATATTAGTCTTCAACCACTCTCTGATAATATCCTTTTGACCTTCCAGATAAGTCAGACACTGAAACAATCCATCGATCTTTGAATTGTCAGGAAGGTTATTCCACAGACCAAGATCAAAGAAGATACCGTCATGTCCACACTGAGGAAGGGGGATAGACTGTTCACGAATGTAGTGTTTGATACCTTGTGGGAGAGACACAGGTTGTTGTCCTTCCCTAGGTGTAGAACCACCGATGACTTCCTTACCAAAGTCAAAGTCAGGCATGAACTTTCTTGCCTTGAAAGGAGTGGTCTTCATGACTCCCCATTCATATCCATGTCGATGTGCAAGGATTCTAGATACGACAAGGTTCCAGATCTGGTTTCCCAGTCCAGAACCCCTATAGATCTCAGTAACAATCATTTGATTAGATAAGAATACTTCTCTTGGTTATCGATCAGGTATTGAGGGAATCGATCTTCATCGAAGTGACAGATACAATAAGATGCATTGTCCTGTCCAAGTGGTGAACGACCATCCTTCAGACGTTCCTCTAACTCACCAATGAGCTTATCATTATTCAACTCAGTGTGTGCGGAAGACTTGATCTTCTTCATCACTCGATCATACATCGATGTCTCTTCATCACTACCAACTGTACTCCAGTGCCAACCACCTGGGTAGATACGGAGATTGTTTTCTTTTGGTAGTTCACGTCTCATGCTAGTCATGGAGTACTTCTTCAGTGTGGCAAAGTCACACATCTTTGTGCCGATCCAACGTGGTCCTTCTTCCTCATAGGAGAAGTCTTGAGTCTGAGAGACAATAGTACCACTGGTCTCGAACCAATTCAAGGCAGCTTGATAGTTGTCTTGTGCAAAGTTATAGACCGTACCAGGTGTGTAGAATTCTTGAAACTGAGCAATCACCTCGGGATTTGGAACCTCGTCCAAATCACTCCAAATGATTACATCTTCATCCGTACAATGTTCCTTCAGAACTTCCATGATACTATCCTTATAGTATGTGTCTCTCATGAAAGACTCTTTCCTCACATTATATTCGATACCTTTAGCCTGAAGTTCTTCTTGAGTTGGTTCTTTGATCTTCGTGTAGATGATCTTATCTTTGAACTTCTTAAATCTCTTGTCAGTCTTCTTAAAGATAAACCCTTTGTCCTCACCAGAGAAAGTTTTACCACCTTCACTGAATACGAAATAATCAACATAAGGATCAAGGAGATTCATCCGAATCTCCAACAGATCTAATTCATAACCAAAAAGAAATACGTCAAATACTTTCATGTCAGTCTCTCAGTTTAAACAATGCATCACCACCCATCACATCAGTGTATGGCCAGTTCTGTGCTAATTCGTATCCAGGAAGAAGATCAGATACAGTTTGGAGATTGGTTGCACCTTCATACATTTCCTCTTCGTGATACTCAGTGTAGATATAATCAATCTTACCGATCATATTCTTTGCACCAAGGAACACTTCTTTTTCTGCACCCTGAACATCCATCCACAAAAAGTCGATGTGATCAATACCATTCTCTTCACAGAAAGAGTCAAGACTACGAGTGTTTACTGTAATCTTCTCATCATACTTAATAAATGGCCAACGATTACCCTTTGGACCACCATCAATAATGGTCTTTGGTTCGTAGATAGAACCAGAATATCTACCAAAGTCTACACCACCATCGGGTGCATTAACGTTTCTTGAACGTGTGAAGGTGGTCGCACCATCCTGTGCAGCAATTGCACAAGGGGTGAAAGTATGACGACCATCAGAACGAAGTTTATTGTTTGATACACCTTTGACATCCTTACCACCCTCTGCAGACATCGCTTTGATGTTCGTAGGGTCTGGGTCAAAAGTATACAGTTTCAGATCAGGACCGAACTGACGAAGGAATTCTTTGGAATCAGTACCATCTGCACAACCTACTTCAAAGATAACCACAGGTTTACGGTTACCTACCATCTCATGAATCTTATTAATTGCTAGTCCCATTTGTATTCTCCTCAATTTGTGTACAAATCCATTCGTATGTCTTACGGATACCCTCTTCAAGAGTCTGAGAGTAATCCCAACCAAGTTTCTCACGGATGAGATCATTGTTTGAATTACGACCACGAACCCCCGTAGGAGCGTCGAGTTTATAGATCTTTCTGACTACTTTATCAGATACCTTTGCAGCAGTTTCAACCAACTCATTGATGGTGACCATCTCCTCAGAACCAATATTGACTGGTCCTTGGAAGTCACTATCCATCAGTCGTCGAGTTGCTTCAATGCATTCATCAATGTACAGGAAGGAACGAGTTTGTAAGCCATCTCCCCACACCTCGATACCTCCACCCACGTTCGGGAGGTAAGCGACTTTACGGCAGATTGCAGCTGGTGCCTTCTCTCTTCCTCCGTCCCAGGTTCCTTCAGGTCCAAAAATATTGTGATACCTAGCAACACGAACAGGGATACCATGGTTCCTACTGTAAGCAAAGTAGAGACGTTCAGAGAAGAGTTTCTCCCATCCGTACTCGGAGTCTGGGTCTGCTGGGTATGCTGATTCTTCACGACAATCAGGGTTATCAGGATCAAGTTGGTTATGTTCTGGATACATGCATGCCGATCCAGAATAGAAGATCTTAGTGGGTTGACACAGATCAGGTCGATTACACTCAGTATACTCCCTGGTCACACCATCAAAGGTCTCATTCAGTTTACGAACTTCTTCAAGAACATTCAGGTTGATAGAGACTGAGTTATGCATGATGTCTGCATCGTTATCACCAGTGAAAACAAAACCTGCACCACCCATATCAGCAGCAAACTGATAGATCTCGTCGAAGGGACGAATGTATTGGTAAGGAACTGAATTGTAAAAATTCCCTTGTTCACCCTTGAACTGAATGACACGGCGAACAAATTCTACATCACGCAGGTCACCCTGAATGAACTCGTTTGCTTCAGTCTCAGAATACTCGGGTCGTTTCAGATCAACACCACGAACCCAATACCCTTCTGACCGTAATCGTTTCACCATGTGACTACCAATGAAACCACCTGCACCGAGAACCAGTGCAGTCTTCTTATACTCAGTCATAACATCCATGAATTACTTACTATGTATCCTTAAAAAATCTAGTAGACTTCACACATCATATCAAGTCCTGTGTCAATGTCAAGTTTGGGAACGAACCCAATCGCATTGAGTTTGTCCACGTTCATTGTGAAGTTCTTGATCTGTAGATAGTCTTGATCGTCGGGGAAAGGTACGTCAATAATCTCACTTGTGCTACCTACCTTATCCTTACAATATTCAATGATCTCTTTAAAGGAACGTGATACACCTGTTCCAATATTATAGATCTCGTTTTTATCTCCATTCACCATGAGTTCATCCATGGCTCTACACACATCATCAACATACATGTAGTCTTTCTGATAATCACCACCACCGTACATCTTGATAGGATCATTCTTCTTCAGACATCGAATCAGATACCCAAGAACATTCTTCCCTTGAGTGACTGTGGGATCGATACCAAACACGTTTCCGATCCTGAAGATACGATAGTCAATACCAAAGGTTTTACAGTATGAGATTACCAGTGACTCTGCACACCTCTTGGTGATCGAATAGAAACCTGTTGGATTACAGGGATCATCTTCCTTTGCATCAATGATGTCATTGTCATAAACAAAACCTGAACTCACAAAGTTGAATACAGTGTCAGTTCTTTTACAATGTGACAATACTTCAGTCAGGATCTTCAGATTAGTATCAATGTCGATCTGCAGATCCTTGAAGACGTTCTGATTCGTTGTTGTACTGATGAAGTACAGAATGTCAGACGACTCAGGATGTCTCTGACCACGAGGGATAGGAATATTACCAGGATACATTCGACAGTAATTACTACCGACATATCCTGAAGCACCGAATACGGATAGATTATTCATACTTGTCACACTCCTCTAAAGTCTTACCTCTCTTATCTTGTCCCGACAGAATCGGTGTAGATGTTTCCCATTCAATATCAAGTTCAGGATCATTCCATAGAAGGACACGATTATATTCCTTGTAATAATACTCAGTTGTCTTGTAACAGACATGTGCTCTGTCACTCTTGACGTAGAAACCATGGGCAAATCCTTCTGGTACCCACAACATCAACTCAGGTCGATGAAGATCAACCTTGAAATGTTCTCCAAAGGTGTTGGATGACAGTCTCAGGTCAACAATAACATCGTGAATCCATCCCTTCATACATCTGACCAACTTGCCTTGTGGTTTATTGACCTGATAGTGAAGACCACGAAGTACATTCACGGTGGATGATGAGTGATTGTCCTGAACGAATTCTACATCGAGTCCGATCTCAGCAAAGTCTCTCTTATTATACGACTCAAGAAAATATCCACGATCATCATAGTGTCGTGGTTGTTCGATGATGTATGCACCATCGAGAGGAGTATTAATGATTTTCATAATGGAGAATTGTTTTGAGGAGTCCAGTTGCAATGTCAGTCTTTGGTGACCAATCAATTTCAGTCATTATTTTTTTGTTTGATGTCGAATATCTCACATCATGTCCTGGTCTATCATTGACATATTCGACAACCCTGTACTTGTACATACCTCTCATACACACTTTGGGTTGGTTTATTTTTGATACCAGGTCTGTCGATAGTGGGATCAACCTGAAGGCTACGATCAACCAATCACATAACTCTTTCTCCATCTTCAACATCGTCACATGACCAGCATGAAACAGGTCAAAGGAACTACAATTAAATCCAATCTTCATTATAAAAGATCATACCATATGTATGTATTGTATGAAAAAAGGAGGCCTTTGTCAAGACCTCCTTCATGGGCTCCATGCACGCCAAGTTATTTTTATCACTGAGTAATAACTAAATCTCAGGCGGGAGTTTCCTCCATCCGCACCAACTAATCTTTGGAGAATTAGTAAACTCAGTTGGGTCTAGTGACTCCACCACTTGATTTTACGAACCAAGAAACGCGGGAAGAAGGGGACCTTCTACCGACCAGGGCATTTTTAGAGTCAATCCGTGACTAATGTCAAAGTGTACCCTTTGAAAGCTTGGAGATATTGAGACCTTCGTTCATCTTCAAAACTCTGACGAGTTCATCAAACTTACCCTCAAGACCAGTAGGTGCTGCTGCAGGTGCCTCAGCCTTTACTTGAAGTTGTGCTTTGAGTGACAGAACTTCAGCCTCAAGAGCCTTTAGTCTCTTCTCAACTTCCTGATCATACTGACTCATGAATGCACCAGAAGAAGATGTTTTTCTCATTGCCATGATAGATTAAAAAATATTCTAACCTATTTATTTGACACCCTGTCTTTAATATAACAAGGTACTCCAGCAGGGTCTAGCCAGAGAGTATAATCAAAGTCTTCCATAGCAGTCAGAAGTTGCATCCGATTATCAAGAAGATACATGTCTGAGTATCGTTTAGTATACTCATGCGCTTTTTGAATACGAAAGTCAGGGAACCCATTTTCTAGGGTTCCACATTCAACATAACGATAGGGGAATCTCTCAAGGAGAATCTTCATCACTCCACCTCTTGGAGTTCCAGATCTTCTGCCAGACAATCGATGAGGATATCGTAGTCGTCCAGAGGGTCACCAGAAAAAGTTACACCGTCGTTCTCATAAAACTTGCGGACCTTTTTGAAAAGTTTCGGATTCTTTACGTCAAGGTAGAAGTCTCCATTCACTGCGGAACGAAGAGTCGTGATGTCTTTTTTGAACTTAGAAGTGATTGTCATTGTCTTGCGTGTTGACCTTAGTAGTATAAGGGTTTTGACTGTTTGAGTCAAGAGGACAGTAATTAAACTGTCCAATGCTGGTTACGTGGATCGAACACGTCTCAGCCGAATTATGAGTTCGGAGCATTCACCAGATTGCTAAACCAGCTTAGTGGGACTGTCGGGAATTGAACCCAGTTTGCGCCCTTATAAGGAGCGAGCATTAACCAATATGCGACAGTCTCTTAGGAGGCTTCGTTGTGGTCGGTATACATTTTATAAAGGTCATCGTCAGTGGACATCATCACTGCCGCGTTACCGTTTTCGTTTACTATACCAAATATTTCCCCGTTCTCTACCCTTTGTATAAGCTCGTCCCAGTTCTCTTGAAACTCTTCTACCGAGAATACTTCCATCAGTTTCTTGTGGTTGATTTATTTATTGGGGATGACCCGATCGAGAAGACAGGATTCGAACCTGCGGCCACTCGCTCCCAAAGCGAGAGCTCTACCAAACTGAGCTACTTCTCGTGGCGGAAGATCAGGGATTCGAACCCTGGAAGGTGTTACCCTTATTGGTTTTCAAGACCAACGCGATCAACCACTCTGCCAATCTTCCTTATTTCCAAACCCCCAACACAATCAACAGACCTTGAGCATAGAAGAACAGAAGAACTGTTCCTATACAAGCACTAATGATGGTTGCAGTTTTGTTGTGTTTATCGATTGCCTTATCAATCATCTCCTGACACTGACGTTCGGTGATGTAGTGATCAGGTTTGATTTCATCGAATCGATGTGACATTTAACGAACATCAAAGTCCAATTTTCTGACCTTACGTTTTCTCCTCTCTTCTTGAAAGGAGAGATCAGATTGTGATAGGTAACTTTTTGGTTTAGTTTCCTTCTGTGATTGTACCATAACGACCTTAGAAAGGTCAACGGCTGTCACTTTGTCTTCAATTACTGTCATCATGTTTGGACAACCACAACAATGAGTGTGGTGGTCACTTCTGATTTCCTTGTTACACTGTTTGCATCTTACGGTAATCATGGTTCATGTGCGCAATTGAGACATGCAAGAAGAGGGGATCGAACCCCCGACCGCCTCGGTGTAAACGAGATGCTCTACCGCTGAGCTATTCTTGCGAGCTGGCGTGGCTGGATTCGAACCAGCAACCAGAGAGTTAACAGCTCCCTGCTCTGCCGTTGAGCTACACGCCATCGAGTTTTTTATTTAGAGTGCATCCAACCAGTTACAAGATACTTAGTTTGATTCTTTGGTGGATATCCACGGTGCATGTAAGTCCAAGTTGCTGGGAAGATACAAATCCTTCCAGTCTTTGGTTGAACTTTAGTACCATCGATAAACTCAGTATATCCATCTTCATCGATATCATTAAGATACCATATGTAAGTGGTACACCTCACACCTCGGTCACCAATAGTTTCACCAAACATTGCATCATGGTGCCAAATATATCCAGCGCCAGGACGAGTTCTCTGTATCTGATATCCAGAATCAGTAAAATCACCTAAGCCTGGGTTGTGAGTGGAAGACCACTTACCATCCATATACAATCGGTGATGAGTATTAAGGGACTTGAAAAAGACTTCATCTTCTTCCTTCCAATCAGGATACCTTGATATGTTTATATCAAGAGAATCTTTGATAGAAGTGTTAACTCTTCCCCCTGCAATGATACCTTGGTGTCTGTTATCATCTTTCTCAAATTTTTCAATAACATTCTTACAGAACTCTGGTTCCAGAGCACCGTCAGCAACGTATATAAAATCAGAAAAAGAATCAATCATTTACCTACACACTAAATTTCCCTTTCGGGAATGGAGAATAGGAGACTCGAACTCCTGACAGCCTGCTTGCAAAGCAGGTGCTCTACCAACTGAGCTAATTCCCCGAACATTACACTTATCCGAATGCTTGCTATGGGGCATTCAAACCCAACATTCTGACAGTTTGTAATGGAGCAAGAAGAAAGTAACCAACTCTCTAGATCACAGTGTGGTTAGCACCGTCGCGGGCGAACTCATTCCCCGTCTTAGAGCCAGTGAGACGATTTGAACGCCCGACCTGAATATTACAAGTATCCTGCTCTACCCCTGAGCTACACTGGCTCGTTTTATGGTTCTATTGAACCAACAGGCAAGGAGGGATTCGAACCCCCGACCAACGCATTAGAAGTGCGCTGTTCTGATCCACTGAACTACTTGCCCTTGTGGTAGTTCCTATCGCCTCTAACCCTGAACTACCAAGGGGGTTACAGCAGTGGTCTCTCAACCACCTCTTTAATATACTAGGTAATCAACGATCCGTCAACCCTTGACCCTGATACCCTGTGCCAGACATCCAACCACCTGGACCCTCCTGGAAGGTTTCTGAACCACCTACGGGGTCCAGTTGAACGGTGGTCTTTCCGTTCTTAGTTGCGATATTATACATTACTTGATGAATATCTTCAGGTTCGTTTGTCCAATACTGACGAAACTCTTCTTCTTGTTGCTTGATCTGTGCTTCTCTCTCCATATAATCCTGACTCTCATCGGAGAGAACTGGATCACCAAACCAGGGATCGTTTGAAAGAACTTCAGGTGCAGGAACTCCAACATAAGATGAATCATTATCCATCTCTTCACATTCGACGATAGTCTCATCGATCGCACATTCAATATCGTCCTCAAAGTTCCTGTACTCGATAGGAGGAACGAAGATACTCTTGATTGCCTTGACTACTTTAGGGATCATGTTAAAACTAGTTTCTTGGTGTAATCGTACGCATATTGTTCACGGTATCCTTTTATACCCCATCCCAACCACTTGTATGCTGGGATCATGTATTGAGATACGGTCTGTCCAGAACCTTCGAACATAGGAAGATAACGTTGGAAGGTACTCTCATTAATCATGTAACGAGTCTGTCCCTCCAAGGAGGAAGGATCACAACCAAACTTATCACAGAACTTACCAAGATTCCTATAACGATTTATAGAAGTCCATTGAATCAAACCATAACCACCAACACGGCACTCGTTATATTTAACTCGTGCTCCACCCTCACAAATATTAGGAACGAAATTACTTTCGGATTTGATATTACCCATGATAGTTGCGAGAGCATTTCTATCAGAGATACGGGTGTGTTCTTGAAGTTGTTTCAGAACATACTGTTCATTAGGAGTACAATCAGGACACTCCCAGACGATTGGTTCTTCAACAGGAACTGCAATCTCTTCATTTACACTTGTGTCATTGATGTAATCACCTGAGACAGATGCAACACATGCAGTTCCAGAGACAAGTATTGTTGCAGCTATAGTATTAAAAATCTTGTTCATAATAATCAAACGTTAAAATAATCATTACGGTAGTACCGTCCAAGGATGTTGGAATTGTAGTACAAAGGGGTCTCATCTGTCAACTTCTGAGACAGTACTTCGTTGAGGAACAACTGTCTAGTCTCCTCAAAGTTAACCTTTCCCTTTGTACTATGTAGAGATAATATTTCTCTCCTGAAAAATACGGGATTGTTGACAGTCTTAAAGTCTTCCTTTAATTCTGGACAAGACCCATAGTACTTTTTCCAATCATTAGTATTTATATACTCAAAAATACTTTCACTATAAATATTTTTATGGTAGAAAGTATTTTTATGTCTTGGAGATATAACGAAAACGAATTCATAGAGACTCCTAAAGGAATTGAGGGATTTGTTTATCTCATAACAAACCTAACAAATGGTAGAAAATATATTGGCAAAAAATCTTTTTGGACAAGGAGAAAAGATAAAAAGACTGGTAGAAGAAAAACAAAAGAAAGTGATTGGAAAAAATATTTTGGATCTTGCGATGAATTAAATGAAGATGTAAAACTTCTTGGTGAAGATAAGTTTTTGAGAGAAATACTCTACATATGTCCTCATAAAAAATCAATGTCTTATTATGAAACTATGGAACAATTTAAAAGAGATGTTCTAATGACTGATGATTATTATAACACGAATATTGAAGGAAGATTTTTTGTGAGTGAGAGAGCAGGAATTTATGAAGTCGTTATGAGAAACGATAAGTTCTGTGATATGAGAAGTGAGAAGATGAAAGACAAATCATACAATCCAATGTATAAACCAGAAGTTCGTGAGAAATTTAGTAAACTGTATAAAGGTGAAGGAAATCCTATGTATGGAAAAAAACTTACTGAAGAGCATAAAAAAGCACTCACAACATCAAAAAATGTAAGAGTGAGTGATGGGGAAAATATTTGGGAAAGTGTTGTATCTTACTTAAAAGAAAAGAAAATAGGATACCAAAAATATAAGAAACAATTAAAGGAAGGACTAATCTTTATTGTTAATTAGTTCTATTATAGTTTTTGGATTATTATGACTTATTGGTAATGAGATAAACAAAGCCAAAGTAGTCCCGAACATCACTGCTATCAAAAGTTCGTTCCATGTAAGTCCAAGGATTTTCATAATCAATACCTGTACTCATCAATAATATCTAATACCTTGTTTAGATATTTATGTGCTAGATCCCTCTCTCCCTGCCATACATCAGCACCCTCTATGTCCACCTGGTGCTTTAATTTCATCACACAAACTTTAAGTTCTTCTTTTTCCAATTGATTTTTTGGCATAACTAAAGAAAGTCACTACTTACTATTTAAGCGGACTTTCTTCGACCGTGCCGTCAAAGTTACGATTTTCAAATATGAAATCGTCACACTTTTTTGCGAGGATCTTTTTTTCTAGTTTAGAGTTTGAATCCTGAGAATGTGTCCTTCTTGACATCTTGTTTGATACCACCGACGACATAAGACTCAACCTCTGTCTCTTGTGGAGCAACCTGGAGACCCTTAGAAGAGATCCAGTGTTGTGTCCAAGGAAGGGGGTTGTTCTTTGCAGCAACATCGTATACAGGCTTGAGACCAATTGCTTTCATTCTACGATTGGCAACCCACTCAACATACTTCTTCAGAAGTGTGTCATTCAGACCGATCATACTACCATTCTGGAACAAATAGTCTGCCCATCTCTTCTCTTCATTTACAGCCTTATCAAACATCGCATACAACCACTCCTCCTCTTCTTTCATGATCTGTTGCATCTCAGGATCATCACCTGATCTCCACTTGTTCAGGATGTTCTGAGTGATTGCTAGGTGTTGGTTCTCGTCTCTTGCGATAAGAGAGATGATCTTAGCTGATCCTTCCATAAGCTTAAGTTCACCGAAGGCGAAACTACAAGCAAAACTAACGTAGAACCTAATACCCTCAAGAATGTTAACGTTGGCGACTGCTCTGAACAGTTTGCGTTTGACATCTTTGATTTCCCATTTGGATGAAGGTGAATTACGGAAGTCTTCCTTCCACATATTACCATTACCCCATGTCTGGGCACTGTTGATGAAGTCGTCGTATGACTCAGTGACACTCTTGGCACGTTCAAGAATTCTCTCGTCAGTGATGATGTGATCAAAAATATCTGATGGGTCAGGGTAGATATTCTTGATGATGTATGTGTAAGAACGACTATGGATCATCTCCATAAATCCCCAGACTTCCATACATGCTTCAAGTTCAGGAAGGGAACAGTAAGGAATGAATGCCATCCCTGGTCCTCTACCCTGAATCGAATCCAACATGATCTGATACTTCAAGTTAGAAGTATAGATGTGTTTCTGTTCTGGTCTGAGTAACTGATAATCTGCTCTATCTTTTTGAAGGGAGACCTCCTCAGGTCTCCAGAAATATCCTAGTTGTTGTGTTGTTAATTTTTCAAAGACTGGATACTTGTAAGAATCGTATCTTTGAACTCCCAATGGTTTACCAAAAAACATTGGTTGTTTTTTAGAATCATGGACTTCGGTATTGAATACCGTCATCCCTTTCACATCATTCATCGTAATATTGTCCACCGATGAAACCTTAAACTGCACAGGATTCACACTCTCCCTCCTCTAATTGTTCTAGTTCTGCTAACAGATTATTAAGTTCCGACTTCTCTTCTACTACTTCATCCGTCTTGATGTCGTAGGTGTTCTGGTAATAAGAAGTCTTCCAACCATACTTATATGTAGTCAAAAGGTCATTTGCCATTTGTGAGACTGGGACCTCATTGTCAGGATAGTTCTCTGGATTGTAACTCCAGTTACCAGAAATGGCCTGGTCAAAGAACTTCTGCATGACAGACACCACATTAATATATCCCTGGTTACTTGTCATCTCCCAGAGGAGAGTATAGTTATTCTTAAGCGTTTGATAAGACGGGACAATCTGCTTAAGGGGGCCCTTCTTGCTCTTCTTAATGGACAGATAGTCTCTAGGTGGTTCAATTCCATTTGTTGCGTTTGACACAACGGAACTGCTCTCTGATGGCATCTGAGCAGACAGTGTTGAGTGCCGTAGTCCGTGGGTGGTGATAGATGCTCTAAGACCTTCCCAATCATGTGTAAGCTCCTGAGTAGTAATCTCATCAACATCCGTCTTATACGTATCGATGGGAAGGATTCCATCAGCGTACTTAGTTCTACCAAAGTATTCACAGTGTCCCTTCTCTTTGGCAATTTCATTGGATGACTTGAGAAGGTAATACTGGAAGGACTCTGACAGACCATGAACTGCATCCCAGGCCTCCTGGGAATCGTAATTATAACCCAACTTAGCAAGGTAGTGTGCAAGACCAATGAACCCTACTCCAAGGGATCTACGGGCCTTTGTAGTCACCTCAGCAACCTTGATCGGATACTCCTGGTAGTCAATCAACTCTTCCAAACCTCTAACCGAAAGGTCACAAAGATCCTCCAGTTCTTCGTCCGACTTAATTTTACCCACGTTAACGGCAGACAAAATACACAACGCAATTTCACCAGGCATCTCCTCGTCGATGTGGTTCAGGGGTTCTGTGGGAAGAGTGATCTCCTGACACAGGTTACTCATATTCACCTTGTCCTTGAAGGAGGAGTGACTATTACAATGGTCGATGTTCATGATGTAGATACGACCAGTCTCTGCTCTCTCCTTCAGGAGGTCCAGAATGAGTTCTTGAGCCCCGACAGTTTTTCTTGGAACAGACTCATCTCGTTCAAACCCCACATATAAATCATCGAACCTATCAGTACCAAAAGCGTCATAGAGACCTGGTACGTCATGCGGTGAGAACAGGCTAATCTCTCCATCCGTAATGAAACGTTCGTAGAAAATCTTTGAAAGCTGGATCGAATAGTCAAGTTTACGTACCCTGTTATCTTCTGTTCCTTTGTTGTTCTTGAGAACAATAATGTCTTCTATTTCTTTGTGCCAGATTGGAAAGTGAACCGTAGCTGATCCACCGCGGATGCCGTTTTGAGTACAACATCTGACAGTCGATTCAAATTTTTTGAGAAACGGAACAACGCCAGTGTGCTGAACTTCACCGCCTCGGATTTTGCTGTTGATGCCACGGATTCGACCCGCGTTGATACCGATTCCTGCACGTTGAGCAACATACCGACCAATCGCCATGTCACTAGAAAAGATACTATCGAGGGAGTCATCAACATCAACAAGAACACAGCTAGCAAACTGTCGAAGTGGAGTTCGCACTCCCGCCATGATAGGTGTGGGAATGTTGATTCGGTGTCTGGAGATTGCGTCGTAGTATCTTTTGACATAGGACAGTCTTGTTTCTTTAGGGTACTCCTGGAAGATAGTCAACGCAATCATGATGTACATGAACTGCGGGGTCTCGTAGACCGTACCACTGCTTCTATCCTGTACTAGGTATTTATCCACAACCTGCCGTAATCCTGCATAGGTAAACAGGTAATCACGGTGGTGATCAACGTACTTCTCAACCTGTTGAATCTCCTCCAGAGAATACTTGGTGAAGATTCCCTTGTCATACACACCCTCATAAGCAAGTTTCTGAATGTGTTCTACCAGGGATGGTAGTTCATGCATCTTACCAAACAGTTGCTTACGGACCGAGAACAGGAGAAGACGTGCAGCAACGAACTGGTAGTTCGGATGGTCAAGATCAATCAGGTCAGAGGCACTCTTGATCAAGATTTCTTGGATCTCTTCAGTAGTAATACCATCATAGAACTGAATACCAGAAGTCATCTCAACCTGACTTGCAGACACACCAGCAAGACCCTTGGTTGCTTCATCAACCATCTTGTGCATCTTATCCAGGTCCAGCTTTTCGATCGACCCGTTTCTCTTAGTAACTTTCAATCCGTTGCTCATATCTTTTTCCAGGTTGTAAATTTGAGTTTTGCTTGTAAACCACTATAGGTGTTTGATTCTACTATCTCTTGGACTTTATGTCCAGATAGAACCATGTCATTTATGTCTTTGTCCCTGATGTTGGAGGGCCAGATGACGACTCGTTCTCCCCGTTCAATACATCGTTCAATTCGAGTAACAATTTCTTTATTACGGGGTTCATTATCATATACAAAAACTTTGTCGCTTCCTTCAAGATCACTAACTTCACCATCACTACCACACAGAGCCACACTATTGTTGATGAAAGTGCTGTCGAAGGGTCCTTCGACCACATAGACTGGTAGTTTCTTATCGATTGTGTCAAGTCCGAAAACTTTGGGAGCATCGTCGTCCAACATGATGGTTAAGTATTTAATAGGGTTCGAAGAGAGTGCTCTCCCCTGAACACCAATCAGTTTGTTATTCCTGACAAGAGGAATGACAATACGTTTCTCTCCAAACTTTGGATTATCGAACGACCCTGGTTTGATACTATTGACAAACTCCTGAAAGTTTTCTGCATAGAAATATGTCCCAGTAAAGATAGCTCTGTCCATGAGATATCTTTTTGAGACTTCAACACTAAATGCGTCTGGTAAATCGATCACGATCTTCTTCTTGAAAGTCGGTTTCGATGTATCTAGTTTCTTGAATATGTCCTCAGGATTTTCCGTCTGGAAATTCTTACCACTCTTCCCATCCTTAAACTTTTCGAACACATACTCTTTGTGTGTCTCTGGATCAAGATCCTTCAAGAAACTATTGAAGGATATACTGATACCACAATTGTGACACTTGTAGTTGGTATTGTTCTTTACGCGATACAGATACCCTCGTGCCTTATTCTTTTGCTTCTGACTGTCACCGCAAATCGGACAGCGAAAATTGTACAAATGCGGTTTTACCTTTTTGAACTTTGGTAGTCGGGAGGAAATCAGATTGATGTACTTAACATCAATAAAATCCATATCACCTAGTATAACTCGTTTCTATTGTAGAGACTTCTGTGGGACCTGTCAATAGTTGTGGGAAAGTCGTCATAACTCTCATTCCTATAGACAGAACAGCAAGACCACCGACTGCCATCCAGACCCTTCTCTCTAGTCCACGTATTCTTTGCAATACGATGTCATGATCCCCGTCCATTTTATCACGGAGTTTGTCAATCTTTGCAAACAATACAGTGTCAGTTTCTTCTTGTTTTGAGATTCGCTCTTCATGGACTGCAAGCATTCTACTCACAGTAGTATTTACTTCAGATAATTTTTGGATTGCGGTATCGATCCTGAGAACAATCGGTTTCAGGTCTTCTATCTTCTGTTCTAGTACCGCAATCTTAACTTGATTGTCCATTCTGAGGTTTAAAGTATGGATTGTAGTCCAACGCTTTCTTCTTAGCCTTTCTTTCCTTTCTCTTCTGTTGTCTATCCATCAGGTCTTTGATGGCACGTCTAACAAACTTATTACGACCGTCTAATTTAAGGGTGGAATCATAACCAGCAGTAGGACCAGCAGCAGGGGAGGACCCACTAAATCCACCACTTCCCCCAGGAGGATTTGCCACCATGCCTTCCTCATTGACACTGAACTCATTATACATTGCCGAACGAAATGCATCTACAAACCTATCAATTTTGTCTTTATCCATTTGTTATACCATTAAGTGCATCTAAACAAGTTTGATCGACTTCGATCTCATGGATATATGTGTGAGGGTAGTCAGGTAACTTATTAAGGAAAATCACAAATGATTTTATGGCTGACCATAAATTTTTATCAATCTTATAGAACAACATTGGAGTTGTTGCGTCACCAAAGATATTGTAAAGAATAATAAAATGGTTCACCAGAAGATGAACCTTTAAATCACCAGTTGTCTTGTATCTTTTCAGGAGTCTTTTGATATATCTAAAACGACTTAGATCTTTATCAAAATCCTCCCGTGTTACAGCCTGTGGATTTTCATAATTTTTAATTGCAAAGATGAGGAAGTTCTCCTCATTCAATTCATTAATTAACATTTATCATTCAGCAGTAGGGTAGTCAATACCACCAGTTGTAATACCAGACATTGCAACCAGAGTTTCTGTCTTAACTCTCAAGTTATTTTCGTTATCAAGATATGTTGTAACACCAACCCAACCTTCGTGAGTTAATGCGTACTCAGTGTTTGAAGTGATACCTTCACCTTGTGTGTTTACACCATATACCAGTGAGTCATCGGTACCATATGATGCTTCACTGTAAACAGAATTGAGTACAGATGACTTAGGAAGTTGAGATACAGTGAAGTCTACACCAGCAATAGCTGCACCACTCAGACCCATGGTTGAACCAATAGTCAGTGATTCAGAGTTAGCAATACTGACGATAACAGCATCACCATAATATGTGTTACCACTGCCTCTAGTACCAAAACGGATTACATCACCTTCCGAACAACCACCATCAATACCAAATGAGGTACCAGTACCAGTTACCGTGGCGGTTGCGTAATTAAGGGAAACTGTACCTGCAGATCCCACATTGTCGTTGTTTCCCCAAAGTGCCATGTCTTTGTGCCCTTGTAAAGTTACTTTCTTTCAAATATTTATAAAAAAATAGGAGACAGTTGTCTCCTATACATCAAGCTTCTTCTCTTGCTCTAATGGCCTGAACGACCGTGAGCAGAAGTTTATCGTCCATATCAGTCTTGGTCAACTTGACTGCTTTCTCAAGAATGACAATGCAAATGTCAATCAGTTTCTCACCCAGTTCCTCGTTGTCAGGAATTTTTGCAACTGCATCTGTGATGATTTTTGATGCCAGTGGTAGTAAAAATGCAAACATGGTGAATACCTAATACTATCTTATATAGTATCAATCACCTCTATAACGAGAACCAGGACGAGGACCAGTTGCATCAGTCATCTTCTGAGCATCAGTCCTGGTGTCCTTCTCACGTTTTACCTTTTTGATAGTACCCAAGGCTTTCTTATTCATTGCCTTCTTTTCTTCAGGAGACTTTCTATTATATTCTCTAGAGATTCTCATCTGATCATCAATAGATAATCCCTCATTCTGTGGACCACGTTCTGCTTCTAACTTAGCAGCGATGGCCATCTTCTGAATCTTCTTATCGGACTTACCTTTAAATTGAGGTGCATCTGATTTACGGAAGTCTGTAATGACCTCACCCATATCAGCCTTCTTCAAATCAATTTTCTCTTGAACTGGTTCTAACTGCGTATCTTTACTCAGTTTCTTTTTCTCTTTAGCAATCTTCATATCAATACGAGCAATCTCCCCTTCTTTTCTTGCTCTCTTCATTTGAGTTGCAGACAGATCCTCTTTGATCCTGCCTGGTACTCTACCTTCTTTCTTATCTTTCTCATCCTGCATCTTCTCAATTTCTTCTTTGCTGAGTTTCTCTTCAAGAGTTTCCTCATCAACTTCTTCCATCTCAAGAATGGTACCACCCATCGCTTCAAATGCTTCTGTCATCTGTGGGTTGATGACGATTTTATTCTTTACTTCTTTCGTGTCGATCTTTCTCTCAGACTTTTTATCAGTCTTTGGTTCGACATCAACAATTTCTCTGAGGTCCTCTCTCCAATCAGAAAGTTTATTTCTTTTCATTTTACTAGATCAGATACTCTTTTTCCTGTAGTTATTTAGAAATTCTCTAAAATTTGACTTAGGTCCCTTATATGGTTTACCACCGTCTTGAAGATTAGTCTTCTCACCCTTATCAAATCCTGGTGTCATGTCAACTACATTTTTGAAGTAACCTGTGGTACCAGCAAGAGTGTTGGGTTTACCTTTGACTCTGACCTTTCTATCCATCTTAACTTCATTGTACTCACGGAGATCACGAATCCAAGACTTGAACATGATGTCTTCTTCTGTCACACAGATCAGGTAGTTTGTTCCTCTACGAACAATCTTACCTACCAATCCAGTGTTAAGGTTTTCAACCATCTCATTGATCTTAAAAATCTTACCAGTGATATAGTTCTCACGGAGACTCTTCCAATCAAACTTAGGAGCAATTTGCCAGAGTGACCAACCCTCCTCGACCTTCATTCCTTTACGGACAGTGGTCATGATTGTCTTGACAGTCTTATCATCAATATTATCTGGAATACCAGACCTGAATGTTTCGAAGTCACCTTCAGCTGCAGCCTTCCTTAACTTCGATGCAGACATACCCTCTACACCTTCTGCATCATCTTCTCTCTGACCAGCAGAGACTGTTTCAATCTCATCGAATTCATACAAATCACCATTATATTTCTGTGCAAGACTATCGAACTCAGCAACTCTATCAGAACCTACAACGATCTTGATGTTTGAATAACCCTCACCATTTGCAATCTTCAGAGCATCGAAGATTGTTTTTACAGATTCATCATTAACAATGGCTTCTTCATGATCGGGGAACATCTTCTTCATCAGATCAGTCTTCTGACCTGGATCAAGAGGGTTCTTCTTCGGATCAAATGATCTTGAAGGATAGATTCTTAGATCACCGTCACCAGCAACTTGTGCAGAAGCATCAAGTAGTTTCTTGTGTCCTACAGTTGGTGGATTGAATCTACCGAACACCAGAGTTAATGTTTGACCTTCCTTATCACCACCTTTTGTTTCGTTATCTTCTTCCTCTCCACCTTCTCTCTTACCAGCTTCTACCTCAGGTTGTGAAGCTTTCTTTGATGTTTCTCTTTCTGGAGTTTTGTATTGTGGTGTCTTACCTGGTTCTTCTCTTTCCGCACCACCTTTTCTACTCGTGAACTTGAGTTCACCAGCTTCAGTTCTTGCTACAATATTACCAGCTTTGTCTACCCAGTTTCCTTGGCCATCACCTTTCAGACCAAGTTGCTTCGCCTTAGTGGAAGCCTTGGTCTGTCTTGCCTCAGAAAAGAAATTTAAGAAACTCTTCATTTCTATCAATACCTTATATTGTATTTATTAGAAGAACTTGTTGTTCTTATTATACTTGGAAAGGAAGGACTTTCCATAAGAAGTGGACACTCTTTTGACTGTCTCATACTCCTCCTTAAAGACCTTACCAGCCTTCTTATCATCAAGAATATCCTGATCGATAAGACCAAGTTCAATTAATTTTTTATTGACAGCCTTTGGTTCTCTTGCTTCGTTTCCTGCAGCAATTGCTTCTGCCCAACCATCCATGTATCTCTGCCTATCACCTGGTTCTGCATTAGCCATGGACTGTAAGAACCCACGATAGACATTTTCTTGAAGTGCAACTGTTCTTCTACCTGATTTATCAGTAATACCTCTACTCAATCCTGTTGCTTTAAGTAATTGTTTACCAAGTTTCGACTTCATGCCAGCTGCTTTCTTCTTATCCTTAGGGTCTGTTGCCACTTTACGGAATTCATTTCTCAGGTTTGTATACCTACCATCATCCTCACCAAAGTGCATTTGAAGAATCTCTCTAGTTACTCCGTCACCGAGACCCTTTCCACCTTCACCGAGAAGAGTCTTTACAAGTTGATCACCAACATCACCGATTTGGTTTTGTTTCTCAAATAATTTTTCAATACCACCAAAATCCTCTTCTGATTTATCTTTATGAACATCAACTTCTCTTTCGAAGAAGTCCTTCATTGACAAATCGACCTTTTTCTGATTGATATTAGAGTTGATCAGAGTGAAATTATCATCATTTTCTCTCTGCTCCCACTCTTCTTTTCCTGGTGCACCACCATCTTTATTGTTAAAACCACGAACGTGTTCTAAGTCCATGGCTTGAAGATCAAGAGGAAGACCTGTGTATGCGTCACGACCACCCTGTTCGAGATAAATTCTCCACATCAACTTTGCTCTATCCTTATTATTAGCAGCACCTCGTCTTATTGTTCCATCTTCGTTTCTACCGAGATAGTGCATGTCCTTATGTGCCTTATCATCTGACACATACTTATCATTAGTAACCTGACCCTTACCACTCAAGGATTTCTTGAATGTATCTGGAAGAATATCAAAGGATGCATCAATAAACTCATCAGATACTTTGTTAGATCTTACTGAGTCAACAAACTTTTTGATCTGCTCTGGAGATCCATCACCATATCCCTCCAATAAACGGTCACGGTTTGCAATGAGGTTTTGAACATCAGCATATCCAAGATTGTTCTTACCTGCACCAGCATTCACTCTACCTTCAAACGTCTTTGCATGTGCCATTGACTGAAGGAATGATCTCTTATCAGTTGCACTTGGAATAGTTGACAAAGATTCCTGGAACCTTGCGAACTTCTTCTCCATCATCTTTCTCTGACGATCAGCCAGAGTCTTCATCATTGTCTCAGCTTCTTTAGTAAACTCCTCATATTCACTATCAAATGCCTCATCATCATTTGTATAATCAATCTGATCCTGTGTTTCTGCTACAACATCGTCAAGAGTTTTGTAGTCATCAACATCTATCTGTTCAGCCTCTGCATCATTTATTGCCTGAATCTCTGCTTGTTGTGTCTTAAATTCTGCTTGTGCCTGAGCTTCTGCCTCTGCAGCTGCACGTTCCTCAGCCTCTCTTTCTGCAGCTAGTTGACCAAGAATATCACGTGCTTGTTGTTTTACCTGAGCCTTTCTGGCAGGACTCATGACGTTCCCACGACCACGCATCAAACCTTTTTCAATCCCCTTTACGTCACCAGTAGCAACAGCTGTTGATGATGGTCCACCAGGAACAACTCTTCCCATCTGATCACCAACAGGCGCTTGAGGTTCTTGTGGAACTTCTTTCTTAAATTGTGAAAGTGTTTTTGGTTCAGCCTGTCCTGCAGGAGACTTTGCCATCCTATCAAGAAGTTCATCCTTAGATGCTGCTTGAAATTTATCTCCTACAACCTTTCCAACATACTGACCTTTATCATTATAATACTTACCGAACTTTGACGTTACACCACCAGCACGTTCAGCATCTTTCCTTGCCTGAGATTCATCGTTCTCGACAAGGAAAGCATCAGCCTTCTTCAAATATTTAAAAACGTCCATCAGACCACGTTATCAGCCTTCCCAGCTATTTACAATGGCTTCAAATGCCTTAAGTTCTGCTTCGGAGAATTGAACACCCTCCTTCTTCAGGTTTGCCTTACGATACTTCAGGTATTCTCTGTCCTTTGCGCCCATGCGACCTTGTGCCTGAGGTTTCTTAGATCCACCTGCAGGATTAGGTCCAGTGTTTTTGACACCACGGGCAGAGTATGCAGCACCACTGGTTTTAGAATCACCAGAGATCATCTTGCCTGCATCAGAACGATCGTCTTGATACTCTTTCTCAGACTGACCGTGCTTACCTTTGTAGAGTTCGTCAACCTGTTCGACTTCCTCTTTCTTCATATCTTTACCCATCGCTTTACCGATGGCCTTACGACGCTTCATCAGATACTCATCTGAAGAATCCTTATCACCGTCGTTATCTACGTCACCATCTTCCGAACCAACGGGATCAAGTTTCTTCTCGTAGATGGATGCATATGCATCACCCCAACCCTTACGGATTTGTGATACTTCTTCGAAGTGAGGGTTCTTCATGGAAGTACCCATCTTCTCCATGTCCTTACGAGCCTTCTCGTTGTTGGCCTGTCTCTTCTTCATATCTGTCTCAAGATATGACTTGTCAGCTTTCTCAACCAACTTAAGGAGAAGAGTCTTTACATTCAGTGACTCTTGTGCGACCAACTGATTATGAGTTCTCTCGATTCTCTTCTCTTGATTGAATCTTGCAGACCATGACTCTTGGAGTCTCTTATTGTTTCTATACTTTGCAAACTCTTCCATTGCAACAGTAGATGCTTTAGAGTCAATGACTTCAAATGCTTTGTTCAGAGACTCACAAAGTCTGTCAATCTTTTCTTGTCTTCCCTTGATGTTTGACTCAACAAACATCTCACTGAAGATTGTATGTGCAGAATCAACAGAGTAACCCTTCTGGAACATCCCTTCCAGTACACTTTCTACAATCTCGTCAAGATCCGATTGAGTCAAAGATGAGAGATTCATTTCAGTGATCTCATCTCTTCCAGAAGTCAATGCTTCTTTAGCTTCGGTGTTATGGACAGCCGAATAGGCTTCCATAAAGTTACGCATTGATGAAGACATCTGTTTACAATTTACTTTTTCTTATTTTTATTTATGTCTCTTCCTGTTTCCAGACCAATTGATATGCCATCTTATCCCTCAATGCATTGATTCGTTTCTCATCAAAGTGGGCAAAGTTGGGATACTTCTCTACCTTTTTATAATAGTGAAGTGAATTGAGGATGATGGTGTAATCCTCCATACTCAAATCAAACTTCACAGTTTACCACCAACGATACCATTATTAATGACCCTCACAGATCCAGGTGGCCAACCTTCTTGTTCACACTTAAGATGCCATCGTGTCATATCTACAACAGCTTCTTTTGTGAGACCCGTCAACATCTTCCGTCCCTCTTGGGTCATTGTACTCCACAGACCAAATCGAGTCTCCCAAACGTAAAACGTTTCGTCAATTAACTCGGCGTCGGATTCCATGTCTAGAACGGCGTTTAGTTTCTTGATGTTCTCGTCAGTCGTTTCTGTCATTTTCAATCCACTCATCAATTTGTTTTTGGGTAGGAACAATGATTCGGAAAGCAAGTCCTTCCTCCTCAAACTCCTCATTCATCTTTTCGTATGTCTCAGGTGTAATCTTTTCAGACATCGTACTTTGTCCACAACTTACGAATGTTTTGTGTAATGGGTACACCACCAATGTAAGTCTCTAGAAGTTCTCCTTCCTCATCAGCAATGACAAGAACAGGTGTAGCAGTTACACCATACTTCCTTGCGAGTTCAATATTCTCTTCAGGAATGGGTTCATCACTTACATCCTCAAGATAAATCTCTTGAATAGAACTCTCACGGGGATCCTTAAGAGCATTAATATATCTCTTGACCAGACCACATGGTCCGCAAGATTCTTTTGTAAACATTAAAAATTTAGTCACGTTGCCTCCAATCATCTGGTTTATCTTGTCGGAACCAATCGATAATTTCATCGGCACCATCGAACCCCGTTTTGTAGTTGGATGGATCGGGGTCACCTAAACCCATCCTATTCATAAAATCATCGATAGTACCCTCTTGAATACCTTGAGAGTTCTGTCTTCTTGCTTTCTTTAACATTTCACGGGCAGTTGTATTAGCCTTTGATAACTTCTCTGCCCAGATCATGTCATCCAATTTAACCTCTTCACCATTTGCGATACATTTACAAATGAACTCAAGCCGAAGCCGATATTGAGTCGAGAGCATATGATTTTTCTCTTTTGAATATTTATTCTTCTGATGTATCTGATTCGTCTTTCTTATTAAAACCGAAGGGTCCTGTCAGTTTTTCATCAAGAGCAACCTTGAGAGCCACACCACCAAGAGTTTCCATGACCCTAAGGATGTCTTCCGCCTTGGCATCTTCACCAAGTTCTTTGGCAACATACCAGTACTTGGGCCAGAATGATTCACCAGCTTTTTGATAATCTTCGAGAGTAAGTAGTTTCATAATTTAGATAGAACTTCTTTGTAAATGTTTTCGGCGATTGCCTTCATCATGAGGGGAGGTACCATTCTACCAACTCTTTCAGTTTGTTGTGAGTGAGAGCCAGT